TCAAGCAGATGATCGACGGTCCCGGCAAGTCGATCGTCGTGCACCACTTTACCGAAACCGGCAAAATGTTGCTCGACCAGTTCCGCAAGGAAGGTTACGAGCCGGCCTATATTCAGGGTCGGATGGACGCGGAACTGATCGTACAGGAGAAAAAGCGCTTCAACGAGGACAGCAAGTGTCGCGTGCTCGTCGGACAGGAAGTGGCGACGGCTCGAGGCCACACGCTGATCGGATCGGAAGGCGATCGCTGCACCAAGACGGCGTTCTACGAGAACGGTTTCAGCTATTACTACCGCTCGCAGATGGAGGACCGTAATCATCGCGGCGATCAGGACGAAACCTGTACTTGCTGGGATTTCGTGGCGAGCCCGGTTGAAGAGCGAGCCGTTGAAATCCTGCAGGAGAAAAAGGAAATGGCGGATTCACTGGACACTCTGGTGGACGCCGTGCGCAAAACGAAGGAGAGACGAAATGGCTGGTGATAACGGCGGCGACGGCGTGTTCCTCTGGTACTGGGGACACGGCAACATGCCGGACGAGTATCACGGCGGCTTCGGGACAAAGCAAGAGGCCATCGACGACGCGAGGGACAACGCATACGACGAGGGCTACGGCTTCACTATCGTCGAGGCCGACAAGAAGAAGCCGTCCTTTTACGCGATCGACGCGGGCTTCGCGCTCGATAACTTCGTGGACAACAACGAAGAGCTTTGGGGCGAAGACGGTGCGTGCCTCGAAGAGACGACCAGAGATCAGCAGAACGATCTCGAGGCCCGGCTCGCCAAGACCTTGGAGCAGTGGTTCACGGACCATAAGGTTGACTATAAGGTCTGGACGTTCGGCACCGAACGCAACAAGGAATACATCGAAAAGACGCCGGACGAGGACTTGACGACTAATCCCGCAGTGTGATTTGCTGGCGGCAGGACGACGGTTGAGCCTGAGGGCCACCGCCTTGTGGCTCCCCTAGTCCTCTAAAGGCGGGCGCGCTCCTGATTCCCGGCAGGTCTAGGAGCGCGCCCGTCGAATATTTACCAGCCGTTAACTGCACACGAAATTCCAGAATTGCGCGGCGCGGTCCGTCGTGGTAGGGTGTCTGCACGACATAGGAGACCGATATGACTGCCAAGTCCAAGACCCCTCGCCTCGACGCTTTCTACGCCGCCGTTGCTAAGCACGGCGTTGACGCTACGGTCGCGAAGGTTGCCGAAAAGGCCCGCCGCCGTCGCGTCGCGAAGGCGAATGCCGCCCGCGCCGATTTCGTGGCGCGCTCGATCCGCCGTTCGGTCGCGGTCTAGGGGAGGGCGCAATGCGCATTTTCGTCATCACTCGTATCGATTGCCTCGACGGTGAGGAAAGTCATCGCGTTCTGTCGATGGTTTTCACCACGCTGGCCTCCGCGCATGCGGAAATCCGTCGGGACCATGCCCGGCTCGCCAACGACCACGCCGATCTGATCAGCGATTGCGACGCCGACTTTACACTGACTTCCTTCGAGGAAACGTGCGTCGGCGCGAACATCTGTGACGAGGACTGGTTCGAATGGAAGATCGACGAAGTCGAACTGATGGCCGGTTAACTCGTCGTTAACCATGCGGCGCGGAATTCCCTCCGTGCCTATTGCCCGCCGGCCGGCGGCGTGTTTTACTCCACATTCGACATAGGAGACCTGCCATGAATTCCCCGAAGCCTTTCGTTCCGTCCGTCCAGCAAGCCGCCGTCATCGACTGGGTTAAGACCGGTCACGGGTCGGCGTTCGTCGAGGCCGTTGCCGGTGCCGGCAAGACCACTACGCTGGTCGAGGCCCTTAAGCACACGGACGGCACTGTCGCCTTCGCCGCATACAACAAGAAGATCGCCGACGAGATCAAGGCGAAAGTCGCGAAGCTGGGCTTCGGCAACCGCGTCCGCATCGGCACGTTTCATTCGTTCGGCCTCAACGCGTGGCGGCAGGCTTATCCGAACGTCAAGGTCGACGCCGATCTCAAGCGCGACATGACCGTCGCCAACTTCCGTAAGGTGAATTCACCGGAGCGCCTTGACGGCTTCACCCTCAAGCTGGTGTCGCTTGCCAAGCAGCGCGCCATCGGCCTGTTCGGCTCGATCGAGGACCGCTCGCTGTGGCACGACATCGTCGACCACTTCGACATGGCCTACGAGCTCGAGGCCGACGAGCCGGAAGAGAACGAACTCGCCGCCGTCGAGGGTCAGGAAGTCACGGTCGAGGCCGGTATCGAACTCGCTATCCGGACCCTGAAATATCACCGCCAGCTTGGGCCGAAGGTCGTGGACTTCGACGACATGATTTATCTGCCCGTCGTGTCCGGCATTCGGGTTTGGGAGAATGACTGGGTTTTCATCGACGAGGCGCAGGACACCAACCCGGCCCGTCGCGCGCTGGCGCGTAAGATGCTCAAGCGCAACGGCCGCTCGGTGTGGGTCGGCGACCGTCATCAGGCGATCTACGGCTTTACCGGCGCGGACAACGACGCGATCGACAAGATCAGCCGGGAATTCAGCTGCGTCACGCTGCCCCTGACCATTACCTATCGCTGCCCCAAGTCGGTCGTCGCCGTGGCGCAGGAAGTCGTCAACCACATTCAGGCCCATGAAACCGCGCCGCAGGGTGAAGTCGGTGAAATCAACTTCGAGGACTTCCTGCAGAAGGACAGCGTTCAGACCCTGAAAGCGTCGGATGCCATCCTGTGCCGCAAGACCAAGCCGCTGGTGTCGCTGGCCTACAGCCTGATTAAGCAAGGCGTCGCCTGCCACGTCGAAGGCCGCGAGATCGGTGCCGGCTTGCTGCGCCTCGTCAACCGCTGGAAGGTCCGGGATATGGACGAACTGCGGGACCGGCTCGAGCATTACCGGCAGGTCGAGTGCGCCAAGCTGACGGCGAAGGGCAAGGAAACTCAAGCCGAAGCCGTCTCTGATCGGGTCGACACGATCTTCGTGATCATGGACAGCCAGCCGCCGGCTTCGTCGGTCGAGGAACTGCGCAACCGGATCGCCGCGATGTTCACCGACGGCGACAAGGAAACCCGTCCGACGCTGACCCTGTCGACCGTCCACAAGTCGAAGGGTCGGGAGTGGGAGCGCGTCTTCATTCTCGGCCGTAACGACTATATGCCGTCGCCGTGGGCTCGGCAGGCATGGCAGAAGGTGCAGGAGCAGAACCTGATTTACGTCGCGGTCACGCGCTCGCAGGGCTCGCTGGTTATGATCAACAACGTCGAGGGCGTGAAATGAGGAAGAAGCCGGCGGCGAGGCTGATCTCCGAAAAGTGGACCACGCCGCAGACGTGGCTGGTCCAGTGGCCGTCCACCATGTTTAAATGGGGAAAGTCCTACATCGCAGTAGTACACAACAAGCAGCTGTCGTCGCTCCTGACGGCAGCCAAGCGCCAGCGAGTGTCGCCGTCCGTCAAGGCCCGGATCGAACCGCATGTCCTCGACGCCTTACGGCGAGCCGGGGCGATCCAATGACCAGAGGCCCGCGATCCGGGCGGCGCGATCGCGCGACGCTCCATCCGTCACATCTGGATGATTTCAGGGCCTTTATGGTCAGGCGCGGCTGGAACGATTGCACGCGCAGCGATTCCGGGCATCCTTACGAAGTCGCCCGGTTTCAGTTGAATTCACAGTCCGGACAGGAGGACGAGTTCTTCGTCTACCGATCCGACAAGCGCCAGCACCTGACGGTGCAGGACCCCGGCGCAGCACTGGTGCACGTGTTTTATCGAGAGCGAAAGAGAGGCCGGTAATGACGCGCGAAGACAAACTGCGGTACGCCGTGTCGATGCAGGAGTTGGCCGAAACCAAGTTCCTGCAATCCGTCGCTTTCCGGGACCTAGGGTGGCCGGCGATAGCTTCGACGTACCAGCACGAAAGTTCGCTGTACTACTACATGGCGCGCGTGCTAGTGTCGCGGCTGAATGAAGACGCCGAAATTTCACCGACTGGACGCCTCGTCGCCCGATCGGAACCGAACATGCAGAACATTCCGGGTTCGCCCGCCGACGCGCTCGACAAACTGTACGAACTCGGGTGGTTCGGGCGGGTTTACGGTGCTCCCTATAAGGGTGCCGTGACCGGGCGGTTTTCCGCTCGAGCGCCGAACGAAACAAAATCACCAACAGGAGAAACACAGTGACCGATCAGGGCAAATCCACCAGTCAAATCGCGCTCGAGCGGATGGAGGAACTGACCCTCCAGCAATCCCGGTTTACAGTCGGCAAGCTGACGGAGCTCCGCGACCAGATCGACGAGACGATCGCCGCGATCGAGCGCGGCAAGGACGAGTGCGTCGCCCGGTTCCGACAGCAATCGACGGCGGTACAGCGCGCCCTGACATTCCACGGGATCATATCGGAGGGAATTCAGGCCGTGAATTCCGAGATCGCCGAAACTCTGTCGCCGCCGACGTTGTCTTCGGTGATTACCGGGGAACCTCCCGCGCGTACCGCCTCGCCCCCTCCGCCGCCGGATCGCCGCGCCGACGGCCAGCCGATGACGCGGCTGGGTCCGACGGACGACATCGACGAGGACCCGATGCAGCCCCTCGACACCCCGCCGCGCCCGATCCCGGATTGACGGGAGCCGCCCGGACGGACCCGCCCGCTATATCAGTACCCGCGACGCCCCTACCTCAACCGGAGAGCCCGATGCCCAAGCCACTATCGTCACCCCTCGCGATTCCGTCGATGACCACCCGCCGGGAACTGACCGGGGCGCTCCAGCGCCAGTCGTCATACGTCCGTCTGCTCGGCGCGCTCGTCGCCGGAATGCGGGCGGAATGTCCCATAGGCTCCGTCGAGTACGACATGGCCTCTCGGATTGGCGTCATGATGACCAGCTACGTCGGGCCGGCGGGTCCGGCGATGACACCGGAAGAGGCCACGCAGGCGCTCGAAACGCATCTGGAAAAGGACCCGGTCCTGCTGGTCGCCGGCCACGAGCGCCTGCTATCCATCTACCGCTACAAGAACGGGGCAGGCTACGTCTGGATGGTCTGCACCAAGAATTCCGTCCTGATGCAGCACAACCGGCCCATCTTGACGGCCAGCCGCGCTCGTACTTTGCTCGACGCCGTCACTCTTGGCGTCCCCCATCTGGAGCCGGAACCAATTCCGAAAGGACCACCGTCGTGAATTCACCAACGATCGCACCCGACAGCGTCGGGTATCCTTTTCTTTACATCGCCCAAAAGCACGAAATCTCCTATGGGCGCGTACTGACGCTCGCCGACATAATTGCTCGAGCCAAACAAACCGACATCAAAGGAAACCGACTGTTGAGCGATTTCGTTCAGTCGGAGCACGAGCGCCAAGCTCTTGTCGGAACGCTCCCGATGATCCTCGTCGACGACATTTTTGACGCCGTCGACAGAGAAAACAGCCGCCGGGAGCGGATGAAGACCGCCAACTAGTTGAGAACGGCCGGCAGAAAGCCCAGACGCATCAGCCGCTTTAAACTCGGCTCAAACGGCGAGTTGCGGCTGGGCCTCTGTAGGATTTCACCGTTTTGGTTTCGGCGCGTCAGGTCGATCGCCTGAATAACGATCGGGATTTCAGGGCTGATTACGTCGATCGTCCACCAGCGAGACGTGAACCCGCAATTCCTGAAAATGACGGCAGACCGGTAAATCGCTTCACCCGACGGCAGACCGATCGACAGCTGCACCCGGTTGCTCTCGATCGTGTCGCCCGGCCGGTAGGGCGGGCCGATCCACTCCCTCGTGTATACCCGCACTTCCCGGTCGGCTCCGACGATCTGCCGGTAGACTTCACCCACGCACCGACGCCGCCACGTCACCGTCTTTCGTACGGTGATCCAGTCGCCCGCGTCCGCGTTTATCGGCGTGATGACGACCGACGTGATGTCGAGCGGCGGCCTCCTGTCGTAGGCTATAGCGAAGGCCGCGACAATGCCGAGTGCGATCGTAGTTGCGGCGGCGTATGCGTGCTGTCTACCGACCATTGTGGTTTACCCCTTGAAAATGACTGCCTTGATGCCCCGGATCAGGTGTTCCCCCATCATGTATAGAAAGGTGGCCGTGGCGGCTGCCCAGCCCAGCCAGACGCGCAGCGTGGTCCACAACCACTCCATTCGTTCCTGATTGTGCAGCAAGCGCCGTATCTTTCTCCTTTCGATATCCTCGAAGTCCCTACCACTAAAAGGTCGAAGTTCGGGCGGCGGCGGCTCGGGCGGGCCTATGTGCGGATTTTGCTGGTCGACCATTGCGCCCCCTTATTTGCCAATGAGCGCCTTAAACCGGTCCAAATAACCCGCGCCCGGACCACTGCGCTGCATCATCACGCCAAAGCCGAGACACGCGGCAAGCAGCGCGTACGCCCATTCCACTGTATTTCCGCTCGACGGAAACTGTATGACCCGTCCGGCGACGTCTCTGCCGGTCCAAGCCATAAACACCACGAACGGAATTCCGACCTGATGCCAGAGCAGCACGAGCAGCTGCGATCCGGTGACGGCCACCCATAGCGCGCGGACTTCCTGATACTTCATGCCGTGCTGCATGAAGGAATCGTACGTCTTCGCGAGGCTGTCGGCTTGGGCCTTTTCGACTTCGGCTGCGCCGCCGATCAACGACTGCAGCAGGCGGGACTGGGCTTCGGCGGCGCTGATCTCCTTGTTGAAGTACGCCTGCATGATCGTCTCGACGCTACCGAAGATTCGCCCGATAAGCGATCCGCCTACGGCTTGAAGGATTGCGGCCAGCATGTCACGTCTCCGCTAGTTGCAGTCGCCGTCGTCGGGAGTTCGCCCGGTGTCGAGTGGAGCGGGCGGCTCTTCGCCCGGAGTGGTTGCTCGAGCCCGCGCCCAGATGATCAGCAAAATGATCGCGGCGCGGAATACGCCCTTCCAGCCGTCGGGCAGGAAGTCGAGATCGTCGTGCATGTAGGGCGTGATAAGCGTCACGACTTCGGGCAGTATCAGCCCGATCGAACCCAGCACGAAAGTCTGAAATGCGACGATGCGAGCCCAAGTTCGCGCCCAGAACCCGCCGACGTGCGCGTACAGATCGGTAAATCGCGCCTGTAGGCGCGGCCTGATCACCAGCCAGTAAATCAAAAACAGGGTGACGATCAGGCCCGACGTGACGATAACTCGAAGCGCCTGCATTACCGGCCTTCTTTCTTCGAAATCATAGCCGAGATTTCGTCGCGGTAGTTCCACGCGAGGAACACGAGCAGCGCGATTGAAACGACGGCGATGACGAGGACAACGTCGAGGGTGGAGAACATGAAGAAACCCTGCTCTTTGGCGGCTTCGTTGATGATGCCGCCCGCAGCCGTACCGGCTGTGCCCCCGCCGCTGGTCTTTACCGCCTTCGCCTTGACGTCCAGCATGCGCTGGATCGTCGTCAGCGTCGCGGTGCCGGCTCTCCCATCGGCGACCAGATGCGGGTGCGACTTCTGGAAAGCACGGACGGCTCCGTCCGTCAAGGGTCCGAAATCCCCGTCCTTCGGTCCGGTGTAGTATCCGAGTGTGGACAGGTTGTTCTGGAGCTTGAGGACGTCGGGTCCCCGGTCCCCTTGCTTCATGACGGACCGCTCCACGGCCGCGTCAATTTGGGCGGGCGACGCGGGTGCCGTCGGGACCACGGCGGGACCGGTGTGGTACTTGCCGGTGCTGATCGTCGCCCATTCACGCTGGCGACGGAGCTCGAGCCCTCGAATTATGCGTCCGCCCCCCTTGTTCCACGACAGAAAGGAGGTACGGGCGGCGGCCATCGCCCCGGCCTTGAATTTGGACACCCAAGAGGCGCGGGCGATGGCACCCGTGTTGAAGTGAAACGACGTCGAGCCGTCAAACACGTGCTGTTTGACCGGACCCATCGTCTTGCTTACGGTCGGCTCGTAGTTGCGCTCCAGCGCCAGCCGCAGCAACCGTCGGCTCTCTTCCTTGCCGATTTTCATGCCGGCCACGGGCTTGATGACGCCCGACGCGGAAGTGAGGCCGACGCCGATCGTCCAGACGCCGACTACGTCCTTGTAAGCGGTAAGCACTTCGCCCTCGTCGGCGACGAGATCGAGCAGTCCGCGTTCTGACATGCGCATTTCGGTTGCTCCCTTTATGTTACTTCAACGTCAATGGTGTTGTCCGGATGGACAGTGACCGTGATGGTCTGCGCCGGATAGTCCTGATTACCAACGTCAGGCATTCCACCATCTTCGGTCTTGTGCTCCGACGTGCCGCCCTCGTCGTCCGAAGGAACAGTAAGCGTAATACCGGCCGACCCGCTAGTTCGAGTGCTCCTGAATCCCGGAATGACGAGAACAAACTCGACCGTCGGCGTCTCGGCATTCGGGTCGTCGCCTTTCATCAAAGTCCGGATCGCGCCTACGTTTATGTTGACGTAGTTACTTCGACTGACGATAGTCTGCCGCCACGGCCGCACTTCGGTCGCTACGCACTCAAGCGGAACGGCAAAGTGAGCAATGCGCGTGAACAAAGGATCGTTGAAAGAATCCGCCCAGTCCTGCGCCGCTGCGGCGTTTCCAAACGCCTGAGTTTCAATCGGTGTAACCCTCCACGTCGCCTCGACTGGTCCCCACGGCGGGCCGTCCTCTCGCCATTCGTATTGGTCAGCCCACAGTTCGTAATTGCGGGACACGCAAACTTCCGTCTCGCCTTCTTCCCGAGTTTCATTCTCGTCCGTATCGCCGCTCTCTGCGAGATACCCATCGGGATTGGTAGGGTGTGGGACGTTGATGCCGGCAATGATGCCGCCCCCGACGAAAGGACCGGACAGGCTCACATCTTGATCACCCGGCTCAGACTGCTCGGGCGTCGTCCAAATTTTCAAGAAGGACGCGTTAAACGACAGGCCGAACCCGCCCCACTTGATGTTGACGACGCGATCGAACGGAAAAGCGAGCGGCATGACGAAGTCCTACATCCGCCGGGGCGGTTATTCGGTCGGCGCAGGCGGCTGCGGTTGAATCTGCGCGAGAGCGTCCTCGAGTGCCTGCTCCGCTGCATTGGCGCGCGCCGTCTCAGCTTCTGCAAAGGCGAGCGTTTCAGCGTTGATTGCTGAAATGATTGCCGGCAGGTCCCACTCCTGCTGCGCCGCCTGCGTCATGTTGAGTAGCAGCGGCTCGCTAAGAACTGTGCGGCCAAAGTCGTCCGTGGTCGCGCTGCGCAGAGCGATGTGCCACGCGGGCGGCGTCGCGTCGCCCGGTGCACGGCCTCGATAGAGAAATTCATAGACGTAGACTGCCATCGTATTTACTCCTGTCAGGAAACGACTGCACCGTCCGGCCAGCGCCAGTCGGTGCCATCAGAAACAGCGAGACGCTTGTTGCTCGCGCCGTCCGAGACGTAGATCATCTGTCCCGCCGGATTGGCGCTAGGAAGCGTCGCGACGGTGTAGGACCGCAAGACGTGATGTCGGTTCGCATCGATGACGGTGTTTGCGCCGCCCATTTGCAGCGCGCCATCATTCGCGATGCGCAATCGTTCTGTTACATTGGCCGCGCTTCCGTTCGGTGTTGTGAAAAACCGAATTTGCGTCCCGTAATTTGTGGAAACTACCCATGTTTCGGATGCTTCAAGCAAAAATGCGACGCCAAGGTTCGCCCCAACAAAAGCCGATCCGTTGTAACCATAACCGCGAAAACCTAGCAGTGTGTCGCCAGATTGAACAGCTTCTGGTGCGGCGCGTGTACCGCGCGCCTTGCGCCCGAAAAATACGCTTCCGGACGATCCGGCAGAATATCGCGTTGCCTCGAATATACCCGTTGAACCGCCGATTGTGTTATCGGCGTCAAGTCGCAAATACGGGATACCTCCTAACGGGTCTTGAATTAGAACTGGGCTGGCGGAAGCTCCACTGCGAATAAACGCTGCGATCACGGACAGTAGAGCCTTGACCTTGGCGCTCGACTGCGACAGAGCGAACAACTCGCTGCCATCGAGCGTCGCGGCGTCGGGCAGAGGATCGGGCGAGAACGGATCGCCGTCTGCTCCGTCTTCACCCGGAGGACCCTGCTCGCCGTCCGCGCCATCGGCACCCGGCGGACCGATCAAACTCAGCAGCCACTCTTCGAGCGTACCCTCGAAGCCCTCGCCTACGGCGAGCTCGTAGGCCGAAAGACCGTCGTCGCCCGGAGCACCGTCTTCCCCGTCGGCTCCCGGCGCACCGTCATTGCCGTCGGCTCCGGGAGCGCCATCGTTGCCCGGATCACCTTTCAGGCTGTCGAGCCACTGCGATTCCGTGCCGACAAAGCCGTCGGCGACGGCAATTTCATACGCCGAAAGGCCGGGAGCACCGTCTTCCCCGTCGGCTCCCGGTGCGCCATCCGCACCGGGCGTCCCGTCCGCTCCAGTTGCCCCCGTCGCGCCGACGCCGCCTCGGATATCGACGGCCTCCGCGATCAGTGACGTGAAACCCGTCGGGCCGACGTACAAGCCGCTCGCCGGCTTCTGGCCGGTGCCGCCGGTCCAGTCAACAATCTGGTGAACCCGGCGCTCGCCATCGGCCACGATCGCCGAGACCGGCGTCCAGCCATTGGTCCCGTCACTACCTTCACCCGACGATCGCTGAATAACGACAACCGGACCAGACGGAGATTCCACGACCTGAACGTTGACGTCCGGGGTGCTGATTACGTTAACCGTGACGTCATCAGTCATCGTTCCGGCCTCCCCGGCCTACAATCTCACCCCACAGATAGACCAGCTGGCTACCGTTGTGCCACACTTCGATTTCGTAAGTGGCTGGCGTGTAGGGCTTCGTATCCGACGCCTCGCGAATAGTCCGGGTGTCTTCGGGCGTCAGCACAACACGAAAAGTCCCAGCGTATTCATCTTCCGAAACCACGCCGCCCGGACTTTCGCTGCTGTCGTCCATAACGTAAGTCTTACGAAAGAGCAGGTTTCCCTTGTACGCAAAACTGACGCGGATGTCGTCGAATTCGACCGGTACTTGATTCGAATCAAGCACGGCGAACACAAATCGAGGCGTGGTCCCGCGCCAAACCTCGAAGTCATAACGTCCGGGGATCATGCCTCTATTCCTTGCAGTCTCGTGTTGTCTTACAGCTGGAACCAGCCGGGGACGCCATACTCGTCGTCATCAACCATGACGCGAATGTCGCGACCATCGGGCGTCAGCGGAACCCCGGTAAGACCGGTGTCGAAGAAGCCCAGCAGTCGCGCTGTGGCGTCGTTGCCGGTATGGATAAACAGAACGACCACCGCGACGTCGTCCGGTCCGGACGGCACCGACGCGAATAAGGCGTCGTCACTGTCAAACGTGGCTGTTGCTGGGTCGACGGACTTGCCAGTCAGAGACGTCGAACGAGCGATCACGTTTGCCGCTATATCCGACATGAAAGCGTGCGTCGCGTTATACACGCTCGTCTTGAGCAGAGCGGCGCGAACGTCCGCCGTCAGCAGATTGATAGCACCCTGCAGCATAGCTGCTTTGGCGCTGGGGTAGAGAGCGTTTGCCATAGTCGGTTCTCCTTAAGTAAACGAGCTAAAGCCAGAAGGCGGTGAGTGCAACTGACTTCCGGCTTGGAAGCGAGCTTGGTTACTGTGCCCGCCAAACACGGAATCCGCTGGCATCCAGTGATTGGCGGACACCAGCACAGTGTTGACAGGTAGCTGGTGCGCCCAACCGGTCCCCGCCGCCGGGTTGCCGTTCCAGCTGCCGTTCTTACCAAACCAGATGCGTCGGGTGTCGTGATCGTAGGCTATCATCACCACGTCGCCCGCCGTGTACGGCGCGTAATTCTGGACGATCACCCCGCCAATAACCACGCGCCCGTCGTTCCAATAACCGATGCCCTGTCCTCTTACACCGACGCCAAAATCGGTGATCGTCTGACCCAGTTTCTGGTTTGTAGCTGTGAACGGAACGGCCATACCCGTCGAGCAAGCGTCGAGCGCCAGTACGTGAATTTCCCAATACTTCTTATCCGTCGCGCGATCGAACGCCTTTGCCACGTGCCAGCCGGCGGCACCTGAATTCAGCAGCGTGACGTCCATGCGTAGGGCGTCCGTGATCAGACCGTCGCTGCTGGTGTCCGGGTTCCAGTGTTGCAAGCCTCCCTCGACGATTTCGCCTTCTCCCGGAAAGTCGATGAAATCCGGGTCCGTCGCCATGTCCACTTCGGCCCGGAGCCAATCGTCGCTAAGATATTCGGCCCGAACGTACGCGAAGCCGTATTCAAAGTTGCCGGGTTCGGTCGTCGAGTTGGCTTGAGCCCGCCCCAGCACGAACATGTCGGTCGTCGGACGAGAAGTGAAGCCTGCCGACGCCACGTAACCGTCCGGACCGTTGTACAAATTACGGCGCGTGCCACTGGACGCCGCACTATACTGCAAGTGGCCTCGGAAGCGCTCGGCGTCGTTGGACGGAATGAAACGAGGCGTGTTGTTGAGCCACGAGTTGGTGTTGTCCCACGCCTGCATGGCGTCCGATCCGCTGCTATCGGAGCCGCGCCACGACATCGATGCACGCTGGGTCTGGTTAGCGGAATTGAGCAACGAACCGACGCCAAAATTGTTTGACGTACTCTGTCGCGTCGTCTGCAGCGACACGCCAAGCGTAAAGGCGGGAAGCGAGCCCGACAGCATACCCCAGACTGCAAAGGCCGTCGCTTCGCTCGACGGATTGTAAAGACGCAGACCCTTGCCGGCGAAAAGCGGCTCGTCGAGCAGATCGACGTACGCGCGCCCGGTGGTGCCGTGGCCCGTGGTGCCGGGACTGACTACGATCTTGCCGGCATGATCGGTCCAGCCGTCGCCGTCGTCAAAGAATAGCACGATTTCGTAGTCAGACCAGACGGCGTTCCGGCCTTCGGGAGCGTTGTTTGGTGCCTTGTCGCCAGCCGTGTACGTACGCAAGCGCCACTCGGTATCCGCCGCCGTAAAGACCGTCGGGAGCTTGACGAAGGCGAAGCCCTTCTGCTCGACGTGGTCCCACACGACGACGTCAAGCGGTAGCGCGTCGCCCGCCATGTCGAAAGCCCGCAAGTTGCCGGCTCCGGACAGGATCGTGTCCTTAAAGTCCGTCGGAAGCTTCGACAAGTCGATCAGGACGGGAAAATCAGTAAGGTCGGCGGTGACTTTACCCGACGGAATGGTGAGCGTTATCGTCGCCTGTTCTGTCAGTTCTCCGCCGTCGTCGTCCTGCAGGCCGCCTCCCCGGATCACTTCCAGAAACATGTTGGTCAGGCGTGTGGCACCTGACGCCGCCGACATGCGCTGAAACCCGAACTGGGCGTCGTTGACTTCGTCGATGGTCCACAGGGCGAAAGTCTCGGGATTTACTGGCCACCCGTTGAAACGCCTCGTGTTAAGGGACGTAGAACCGCCCATGTTTAGGCCGAAAAAGTCGCGGCTGTTCGTCTTCGTCCGGTGCCGATATTCGCTGGTCGATGTGCCGAAATCGTGGTGATCAAACGAAACCACCGCCAGAACGTCATCGAGGGCTGAATATTCGTCCAGCTTTTCGAATTCATACAGATCGTACGCGCCGTCGGTTGACGTAGTGTTAATGGTTGACGTGCCGTCGCGCCACGCTTCTGACACGTTCTGCCAATTCGGATTGCCACCGCTCGGCGACAGTTGGACGGCGTCGCCATCCGCGATCGGACGCAACGTCTCGATATAGTGCGGCTTCGGAAGATCGTTGCTGTCAATGCCGATCTGGTCGTAATTAAACGCCGTAACGCCCGGAGCCTTACGCCACGCCACGAAGTCGTCGAACACGCACTCGTCGCCGCCACCGACCAGCGATACGCGATGAATTGCGCCCTCGGTCGCCGTCGACAAATCGCCAGTAAAGTCGATGATCAGGACGCCGTCAAGCCACACTTTGCAGCGTCCGCTCGCACCGTCGAGCTTGTACATAACTTCGACGTGAACCCACTGCCCCAACTTGTCGGCCAGATACCCGATTCCCGCGCCGTTGTTTTCGGTAGCGATCGTCGTTCCGGGAAATGACGTGTCGAGCGACTGGAGCGACACGCGGGCGTTGGCTCCAAGGACGAGGAACGCAGCCGACGCCGGACCCAGACTGTCGCCCTCGACGCCGATACCAAGCCACCGCGCGTTGCTGGTTGGGATCGACGTGGTAAACTTCGCGTTGACCGCGAAGTGCAGTTCCTCACCAACCGGCACGCCCGTATCGTTTAGTACCGGCGTCATCATGTGAATAAAGCTGGTGCTGGACGCTCGCCGGAAGGCACCGCGCCCATTCTTGCCGCCCGTCGGCAGATATTCGACCGTGCCGCCGTTTTGCACCCAAACGCCGCCCACGCCGCCCGTGCCGCCGCCCACAGCGTCATAAGAATCGAAACTGTCGCAGAACAGCAGGCCCGAAGTCGGACGCAGATCGCCCATGACAAGTTCGTGCGCGCCGAATGCAGACGTACCGTACAGCTTGGACAACAAAATGTCGAGGCCGACGGGCGGCGTTACGTTTTCAACGGCGAGAGCGCCGAACGCGTGCTGGTTTGCCAGTTTCGTATGAACAATGTTGAGAACGTCGCGAAGCTCGAGCGAATGACCGCCAAACGCCTGCTGGTTGGCTAGTTTCGTGTGAGCGATGTTGATGACGTCCCGGAGCTCGAGCCCATGACTGCCGAATGCGTGTTGGTTGATCAGTTTCGAGGCACGGATCGTCTTCCGCCCTTTACGGCGACTTCGAACTGTAATCGCGCTAACAAGCGACGTAGTCATACTTCACCCTAGGTGGTAAACGCGGCAAATACCACTGATAGATCGGCGGCGGTTTCGTCGACGATTGTCGGCTCAACGAGCCACAGTTTGTCGCCGGGAGCAAAATCGGTGCGCGCCCCCATGCTTAATGTGCCAAACTGGCCTCCTGATCCGTCAACTTCGGCTTCCGGGTCGAAATCAATCGACCCGATAACTTCGTCATTTTTGTAGATTTCGATACTGACGGGCTCGGTGCATGCCGTTCCCAGATAAGCCACCGAGTTGGCGAGCTCGTCGGGCAGGAAGAAGTTCAAGTTGCCGGGCACGACGTAGATGCCCATGCGCATGTCTTCGCCGCCGGGAAGCGGACCCAGTATATTGAACGGAATATCGTACCGGACCACAGGGCTCGGCCCGAACATCTGTTGATAGAGCGGCTGGCTGTCTTCGCCGACGGCTTCCGGATCAAACGCCGCCGGGATCGCAGGCGTGGTGTGTGCCTGTAGTACCCAGTAAATGCCGACGCCCTCAACCTGAATCAGATCGTTGACGGCGTACGTCTGGCCGTTCGCCCACTGGTCGCGCCAGCGAATGCGCGCCGTCGGGATTGTAAACGGACCCATGACGCGCTCGTCCGTCAGCCGAACGATAAACGAATTCGGCGTGACGAGCACTACTTCATCAATACCAACCGGAACAGCGAGATTGGCCTCGATGTCCTGAACATATTGAACGATGGCCCATAGATTGGTGTCGGCTTCCACCGACGTAAGCGGATCACCCTTACCGCCGCCCCACGGCCCATCGTTCTTGTATAGTAGCTCGAGCGGCATGGCTTAAAAGCCTCCTTTAACCGGTCTTGATCTGGTCTCGTTCCAGAATTTCGATGTGGTCGTCTTCTTCCTGCTCGATCAGCTTGATGACGTTCTGCGACGGAGCGTTGATGTTCGCGCCCTTGGCTGCAGACTGCGCGATCGCCTTCGTAACTTCGACGTCGATATACGTCTCCGGATCGTCCTGATTTTTGACGCGGACTTTGTCGAACTTGCGGCGGTGCTCGGTGTTTTCAGTGCGACGCACGGACTGAATAGTGCTGGTGTTGTTGTAGGAAGTCTCGACGGTGTTTGCTCCACCGAATTCGATCGTCATTTCGATTTCGTCCGGATTGCCCGCGTTGTTTTTACGACCAACGACGGGCGGATTAACCCAGTTGGTGGCGAACGGGCGAACGACGTTTTCCATGGTCATGGCGTCGACCCCGCTTCGAGATCGATCATCTTCGGCACCTTAAGGTCTTCTACCTCGATCAGATATGGAGATTCAAATTCCTTCTGCAGATTACGAAAGACGACCTTGATCGACGTTTGTTTGTCTTTCAACATATCACGCAGGCGTGACGAGAATTCCTGATACGCAGCCGTATTGTCCCACGTAGCCGACAAACTGCCGGACCCGAATTCCGACGTGATAATCGCTCCGTCCTCCGGGACGCCGGCCTCGACGATCGCCATGATTTCGTCGCGTTGGGTGACAGGTCCGTTCGCGACGACCACCGAGTTGACAATCTGGTTCGCCGGCACCGTCGCGCCAAGAAGATTGATGCCGTCGTCCTTCGGGTTTGCCAGCGGACGCTTGTATCCGATGTCCGAATTGGGAGCCACGACGGCGTTTTCATACTCCTGATAGTCGGGCTCGACGTAATCCGCCTCGACGTAAGTCGGTTCGCCCGGTAGCACGTCGATATTGCCGCCATAACCGACGGTCGAAACCATTGTAACGGTGCAGAGGACCGCCCCGTTCTGGACCGTCAGTTCGTATTCGGTAATTTTGCCGGTTACTTCGCCGCCGGGCAAACGCGGGTCCAAAATCCGGGCGTTTTTACGCAGACTGACGTCAACGATCTCCATAAAGTCCCGAAGAACGAACTTGTGTTCGATCGCTCTAGCCGCCGCCAAGATGTGCGCCCGTGCCACCATGAGCAGGTGCTCGAGGCTCTTAAGGCCGCGCGTCGTCGTGATGTAGGAGCGCAGCGCCGGATTGACGATCGGGCGTCGGTTGTCAACGAGCGGCACGTCGTCAGGATCAACGGCTGGCGTGTTGTCCAAGATCGGAAACGAAGCGTCTACGCTGTCAAACGTGAGCTCCAGCACGTCCTTGTCTTCGGGATCGGTTACGACCGGCTGCATTTCGGCGTTGAGCGCGAATTCGACGAACTCGATCTGGCGACGGGCCACGTTGATTGCGACGGTCCAGACCGGCCTGAAATACGTAAGGTAGATCAGCGGACGCTGGTACGTAATGGAATCCGACATGCTCTGAGTTGCGCCAGTCTTAGTATCAGACGTGCGCTGGCTCGTCCCTTTAGTCATGACGATCGGAGCAATTACGTCGTCCGGTCCCATCGCCATCGGGGAAAACGGGTCGGGCTGCGGATACAGCCGGACATTCTTGGGCGGTACGACTTTCGTTTCGCTGCCCGATACGTTGTGGACGACGATAAGGACCTGCCCGCCGTCAAACGACGAAATCGGCGGACCAGTGTCGGGCTTTGATGGCTTGTTGTCGGTCTTCCACGATATCGTCGTGGTCTCCAGTTTGATCGGCGCGTCCAGATTGAGGCTGGCCTGAGCCGTTGACAGCCCGCCGCCGATGTTGGCTCCCGGCTGCGGCCATGAACTCTCCAGACCTTGCGCCGTGAATGTTGACAGAAAACCCTTCTTGTCGTCGATGTTTGTGTACTGGTTGTAGATCAGCGGCATAACGTCCGACGTCGTCTGGCCGATCTGTGTCCAGAAAGCCCGCGCGCGTACCAGAACGCTGCGTATCGGAACCGAGACGATACGGCTCTCGAGCCCGTCGTAGAGCACGCCGCTCTCGCCGTATTCAAGCAGGCTGTCACCGCTGATCCAGTCGGACAGCGTCAACGCGTGCGTCAGACGATCGACGTGGATCGACCCGCTATAGCCTTCAAACACAGTATCGGGCTCAAGCCGCTTTCGCTCGTCGTACCAGACGGGATCGTACCACGGCAGCACGCGCAGCGAATCCGCCAGTTCGTGCTTGCGATCCAGATAGTCGAGCGGGCGGGCACGGAATTCGAGCGTCACTTGCTCCGCGAAAATGTTGCTCGGCGTACCGATCATCTGCCCATAGAAAAGCGGATAAACGGCATTGTTGTGCTCGATCGACACCCACGCCCAGAACTTTCGGCCCGGTGACAGCAACCCGACGCGTGGATTTCGCACGACGATGGTCAAATACGCGAAGCCACCCTCTTTCTGCTTAAGGGACAGGCTGTAGATGTTTTCATCCGAGCGGTTGTGGACAGCGGCGTTAAACGGCTCCCCTGCATCCACCCATGCAAAATAAATCGCCTCCATCAGCGTTCCTCCATTTCGAGGGACCAGCCGACGGACGCACCCCACTCGTTATATTCGACGCTATACGTCGTAACCAGCATGACCAGAACGGGGCGATAGAAAGTGAAGCCGTGCTCGACGCGCGTGCTGCCCGGAGCGGCCGGCCGCGCGGGCGTATCACCTACCGGGCAGGCAAGCTCCACCGCGCAATGTACGGTAAGTTCCCGGCCCGGAAAAATGCCGTCAAGCGCCGGCACGCGCTGATCGACGCAGGTGATCGTCGTGCGATATTTGTGGAAGAGCTCGACCGACAGGTCTTGTAGCTGTCCGTTGATGGTCCGCGCTTGCTGCGTCGCGGCCTCGATCGGTGCCAGCGTCTGCACCAGCCCGCGTGACGAAAACAGCGTGACGCCCATACCAAGCAGCGTCAGAACGGTCTGAAATCCGCCGCCGATTACGGGAGCGTAGTATTCCTCGTCGCTCATTTCGCCGACCTACTTGACTGCCGCCTGCCAGCGCTAGCCAGCCGCTCTTCGATTGAATACCGTTCAAGCGCCCGAATGGCTTCGGAATTCGCCGTCATGCCTGAAATCGTCTGGCCGCCCGGCAGCACCAGTTGGAGCGGACGCCGGCTATCGCCGCTCGACGTGCTCTCCCGGTACAGACCGGACGCTGACACGCCGCTCGTCAACGGTTCACTAAAGCGAGAGGCCAGACCTTCGACTAGTCCGCCCATGTTGAAACCCTGTCCACCCATCAGCGCGGCCAGAGCTTCGCGCGGAATGCGAAGCGTCCGGATGGCCTCCATAAAGCGTGATCCGTAGTATTGGACCGCGCGGACCGGTTGGACAAATTCACCGTCCGACAACCACGCCGGAATGCTGTCGGACTTTGACGTTCCCGGTCCACGCACTCCGCCGCCACCCGCAAAGCCTTGCGCCGCCGCGCCGACTGGACCACCCGACGCAAATCCCCACGACTGCGCAAGCTCGTTCGCGTACCTGATCGTCTCTTTGATCTTTTCGATCCAGCCGTTGATTGTCGCCGTTGCTCGTTGGACGGCGCTATTGACGGCGTCGGCGACGAAATTCCACGCGTCGACTGCCGATTGTTTGACACTGTCCCACAAGCCCTGCATCCACTCCAGAAAGCTATTCCAACTGTTCTGGACGAACGCGACTGCGTCGGCGACGCCTTGCTTGATGACTTCCCACGCGTAGGTCACCGTCGCCGTAAACGCAGCCCAGTTTTCAGTAGCATTCTGAATGGCGTCAGTGATCGCCTGCTTAAACGTGTTCCAAGCGTCGGTGACCGTCGCCTTAAACGTCTCCCAGTCGAAACTCTGGTAGAGCATGTAGGCCAGCACGCCAATCGCGGCGATGATGGCGGCGATGACGATACCCCATGGGCCAAACGCAGCTACCGCCGCAATGCCCATGACTTTCAGAGTGGCGACGATCGACGCCAAAATACTGCCGAGCAAGGTCAGGCCCGAACCCAAAAGCGTAACAGCGGCCGTCAGTGGAGTAAACAGCGTAGCGAGCAGCGCGCCGACGGGAGCGAGTACGGCCGCAACCGTCTTGGCAACGACGAGCAGACCGGCAAAACCAGCAACCACCACGCCGATCGCCGTGCCGACGGGACCTAACGTGTCAAGGAACGATACAATCGCCGGGCCGACGTAATTGGCGAAAGCCTCCGCCGCCTTAATGACGGCGGGTGAAATCGCGACGATGGCCTCGGTGATCCGGTCAAATATCTGAATAAAGTGCGGACCGAACGCCAGCCCGATACGCGTAACCAGCCCGCTGAAAGCCTTACCCGTCTTGTCGAGCGCATCGTTAAAATCCTTACCGACCTTGAGCTCGGCCTCGGTAAAGACGATCCCGATGCGCTGGGCTTCTTTCGTGAATTCGTCGAGCCCTTTCCTCCCGGTTGACAGCAACTCGACGAGGCCCGGACCTAGCCGTCGACCGAAAACCTCCGCCGCTGCCGCCGACCGTTCAGCCGGACTTTCCATGTTGGCGATGGCGTCTGCAAAATCGCGAAACACGTCCGTCGTACTGCGGGCGGTGCCGTCAGCATTCTTGACGGCGATGTTAAACTTCGCCAGTTTGTCTTCGACGTCGCCTCCCGCAGCGATACGTCCCAAAGCGGCCTGCAGCCGTTCGGCGCTCGAGCCGGCCTGACCCGCCGCGAATTGAAGACCTGCCAGTTCCTGCGCCGTGGTGCCGACGGCGATCGAAGCTTCCTTTAGGTCCGACGTAAGTTGAGCGGCTCGAGCCGACAGCGCAAAAATTCCGCCCGCCACGGCAGCAACGGCCGCAGCCGCAGCAGCGGCAAAACGGGCCAGATCGCGGGCTGCGGTGAGCGAATCCCGGCCCACGTCCTTAAGGGACTTGCCAAAATTCTCGCCGGCCTTCTCGGCGTCCTTAAGTTGCTTCTCCAGTTCTTCGGCAGACGCCGCCGCCTTGTCAATACCCTTCGAGGCGTCGTCGGCCTTCGACCCCGAATCCCTGATCTTGTTGAAGGCGTCTTCGCCCGCCTTGCCCAAGTTTTCAAGCGTGCGCTGGGCTTCATCCGCGCCCGTGATCTTGATGTCTTGGATAATGCTGCCGTCGTCGCTCATTTCGTGGCCTTGTAATTCCGACGGTAGACGTTTCGTATCTTAGTCGAGACGTCCTTGATGATCGCGCGTATCTTAAATCGCGGCGGTACTTTGACGGACTCCTTACCAAAGTATTTGGGTTCGCCGGTCTCCCGTGACAGCAACAGCGGCGCTTTGCCGGCTCGATCGACGCGAAACAAGCCGCCCGGATAGTCGCGCGCCCATACGCCCTTGGCGTCGTCGGCGAAGCTAAGCGGAATCCAGAGCAGCGGCTTGCCCCGGATCACTGCGCCGAACTCGTGGACCGTCCAGTAAAAAATGTCGTGCCACGCGCGGATGACGATTTCGTTCGTACCCGGACGCACTTGCGGCTCCGCATGGAAGCCGCGCGGCCAGCGTAGTCCGAATTCACCGTCTGCGCCTGCGATCTGCACCTTAACGCGATCCTCGATTTCTTCCGCCACTTCCAATGCAGAGCGGGCGGCTGCCCGTCCGACCCTCTCCGCGAACCGCGTGAAGCCGAAACGAAAGCGCCGCCCAACTTGCTTGTCGCCTAACTCGAAGCGAATCATCTAGACTGTTCCAGTGCAGTCCTGTAAAACTTGGCTAGCTTCGATTTGTCACCCATTGAGGCCAGCCTCGTCAGGGCGACGTATCTTGCGTCCTCTCGTATCTGTCGGCGATCTCCTAACTCGATCCACGCCGCTAACTGTCGCGGCGTGTAAGTTATTGCGTCGGCGTGCCCTCGAGATCGGAGTTGTTCGACGGCTCTGGCGATTTCGTACCCGCTACCCATCCATGCACGCCGACTTCGCGGCTGAATTCCTCCAGAGCCTCGAGAAAACTTCGGATACCTCGAGGGAACGTCTGCTTGACGATCGGCCCAAGCAGCGCGATCTGATCGCCGAGTGGCAAGATGCGCGCCGCGTCGATCGTCGCCTTGTCGCCCTGCTGGCCGATGCCGGCCGCGATGATTGACGCCACTGCTTTCGGTGCGATCCGGAGCAGTGTCTCAGGCGTCAAGTCTTCGCCCTTGTTGATCATTGCGAGCCGGAGCTCCGGGAAGTCGACGAGAAGGTACGCGACACCCTCGCCAGAAATGCCGCGTACTTTCAGCTTGTGCCCCTGTATTTCCACTTCCTGTGGGGCGTTTACGATGTCAACCAAACTGACCACTGCTCTCTCCTCATTTACGCGGTTGGTCGTCAGCTATCGGCGGGCATGTACCCTTCGATATTGGTGAACCACAGCTTGCCGAACTTGCCTTCGTTCGGCCCGCCCGGAATTGCGATCAGGGATTCGCCTTCGACTTCGAAGTTCCCGACTTCGTCCTGATCGATCAGATTGAGCGAGCCGGACGGTGAGAACACGACGCGATACAGGTGAATGTTGTACTTCGGTCCGACGTCGTTGGACGAAACGAAGCGGAACTCGCCCTCGAGGCTGACGCCGCCCAGAATGTCGATGGACGGGCCTTCCGGGTCGAGCATATCGACGTCGCCGATCAGAAGCATCTGCAGGTTGTGCAGGGTGGCTTCTTCCATGACGATCCGGAGCGTACCGCCCTTCTCGAGCACCACGTCCAAATCCTTGACGCGCACGCCTTCCATCGACGAGAAGTGCTCGAGCTTCTCGATCACGGGCGTGAATTCGATCTCCGGGCAGTTGCCCAGCGCGCGAAAGTCGGTGTCTCCCAAGCGCTTGAAGTAACCACGACCCTTACCGATGCGGTAGTTGCGCGGGTTCGGGGCGTTAAGGACTGCGTCGGCCATGACGTGGTCTCCAGTGTTAAAGTTCGAATGGATTAAGGGGGTAGGACAGAGACAAATTCAGCTGCATCTGCCCTTCCATGCTCGAGCCTGACTGCAAGTCGGTGAGACACCCGTGATAACGAATGTTGCCGTTGTCACCGACCAACTCCAGAAGCTCCGGGTCTTCGCCGATTGCCTTAAGCATGGCCACGCGGTACTCATTGAGCAACTGGCCGACCGTCTCGTTTGTCGGCTTCTGCGTCTTTAACAACACGAACAACTGCGGACGCAGAATCATGATGGACGGCGACAGCGCCACCCGTCCCCGGTTGGGCTGGCTGGCCGCTTCGCTCTCGGTGCCGTCGAGCATCACGAACGTCGGGCGCTTGTCGGGATCGATCATCGCTCGATTACGGACGCGGGTCGTAAACGGCGGCGTGTGAGCCGGGATGCCGGCCACCGTAAAGAGACGAGCGAGAATGGCTTCGCGGCGATCCATCACGCACCTACTCTGGATTCGTACTGCACTTCGCAGTCGTGAAAAATCGGGACGCCGCCGGGGCGTGGCCCTTCGGGAGGCTTCACAAGCCGGAAAATCTCGCCACCAACAACGAGTTTGTCTAATTCGTGGTCCGGCGGAACTGCGAGGCCGACCGTTGAAATCAACGCGCGGCGTGAATACTCCAGCCGCAGCGACTGTTCGCGCGGCGTGTAATCGAGCACGGCGACGTAGCACGTGCGATCGGTAGTGCCGCGTCGCAATTTGCCGATAGCACCCGGCACACGCGCGCTCGAGCCAAACCGGATGATCTGGCGATGCGAGACGCGCTGTGCTCTTTCGGTGCTAAAGCGTGGCATGTCCTCAAACCACCGCAATTCCGGGGAAATTCAGCCGCCGCAACGCGACGTACTGGCGACCGTATCCCGTCGAGCTAAAGTCGTTGCTACCGACGGAGGGCGACGAGCCGTAGGATACGGAAATCGGCCCGAAGCTCTCCGACTGTATGTTGCCCGGATCGCCTTCCGTTTCCCCCGACGTTGCCCAGTGGGCGACGAGCAGCATCGTCGCTTTCCTGCGGTCACGGCTGATCCAAGTCGGACCGACCATGTCGATGGCGTCGTTAAGAAGCGCCTGCAACCGGTCCTCGTCATAGACTTCAAGGTCCGGATAACGCAGGACGACATCTTCGACCGTCGGGGGAACGTAGGGTTCCGCCATTGCGTCAGCCCTCCGCCGCTACCTTGCGAAGCGCGTCAAGAAGGTCGGACTTTCTCGGGCGCGGAGCCCTGAATTCCGACTTGTCGACGAGCGCGAAGGTGGCCTCCAGCAGCTGGTCATAGTTGATCTCGCCCTTGTCCTGCTGCTCGAGCAGGCCGGCTGCGATCGACTTGCGGTAGCCCTTCGCGTCGGCGTCGGCGTCGGACGTATCGTCGGTTCCGCCAGCATCCGCGTCCGAACCGGCGGGCTGCTGGGTCGGCGCGTCGGACGCGGGCGGCGACGTGTGGTCCGTCGTCGTACCGTCCTCGTCCTCCGGATTGGCGGGATCGCCTTCCTGTCCTGTCTGGGCCGGCGGCGGGTCGGACGGCTTCTTGTCAAACCAGTCGTCCGGGCCGGACACGTGCTTCAACAGCACTTTGTTGGTGCGGCGCTCTTCGGCTTTCAGGATTTTGAATACCTGCTCGGAAAGGTCGATGACGCTCGTCTGTCCGGGTGGAATGACGCGCACTCGACCGAACCGGTCCGGAACTTCAAGCTGCCCCGTGCGCTTGTTGGTGACTTCGTACATTACGCGGGTCTCCTATTTGATACGCGGCGAAGTCTCAAGATGCGAAGGACCCGGCCAGTGCCGCGTAATCACTGACCGGGTCCACAAGTCGCACCCAAGAGGAGAGCGGATTAAGCGCGACTTGATCCCCGTTGCTTACTCGCTGTCGGACGGCGCGGCAAGGATGCCGTCGGCGTACCGGATGGCTCCCGGCCGTCGGACTTCGAGGCCGGCGAGACGGAAGATGCCCGGAACGTCGAAGACCAGCGGCGCAGTCTGGAACGGCTGCAAGAACCGATGGGTCATCGGAATGTGCAGCTTGAGGACCAGCGGATCACGCCGATAGGCGATCATGCGGCCGGTGCCGCCGACGCCCGCCGTCTCGAGCCCACGCACGGCGCGAATCACCAGCGGGCGACCGGTCGTGTGCGAGTAGACGTTGTTCTGCAGCAAGAACTGCAGGACCGTGATCTGCGTGTCCGTCAGACGCCGCGTCGCGATTGCCGCCATCGCGGCCGGCGGAATCAGGATCGTATCCGCCATTTCGACGGTGTTGGACGACGTCCACATGCCGATCAGCACGGCATTGACGTCGGCCAAAATCTCGTCGGGCGTCTTGCCGATCCAGTTCAGCGGGGTGCCGGAACCGGCACCCGCCGGGACCAGAGCCGATGAAATGCCGGGGTAGTTGATCAGGCCGTGGAAGTTCTTCTCAGCGTCGCCGCGCAGCGCGACTTCGTCGATGAACTCTTCGTAGGCCCGACGCGCCGCCGCCGCACGGTCCGCAGAAAGATTACGGCCGGGAATCATCATCGCCGTGCCAAGTTCCTGCAGCGTGTAGCGGTAGCCGACGTCAGCCATTTCGATGCTGACTTCGTGGCGGTTGCGCTGGACGTCGGCGACGTGGATGTCCTTGGCGTGGTGATGGAACCACCCGGCCTTGCCGACGCGATCGGTCGAGTAATACTCGACCGACGTTGCCCATTCGTTGGCCGTCGAATCGACGGGGATGATGTCAGGATACTGAATGTCGGGGTACTGAACCTCGACCACCTGACTTTCGATGTGGGCAGTCTGGGACTGCAAAAAGCCCAGTGCCGCCTGCTGATCCACAAGGTACATCTTGCAGTGTCTCCCAAACGTGACGCAGTCGCGCGTCGTGAAAGAAAGCGCCGGTTAGGGCGCGGTTAAGCGTTGGCCGGGATGTGGAACGCGTCGATTTCCAGCAGCGCCAGACCGCCAGACGCTGCCGACGTAAGCCAGCGGCTCTGAGAAATCTCGGTCATGTCGGAGCCGGCCGGGCCGAGTGCGCCGGACGTTGCATGAACGTACGCCGCGCCGCCGACTGCCACGTCCCCGTTGACCTGAACCCAGATCGAGCCGCGCTGGAGGATGCCGATGTTGGCATACCTCGGATACTTGTCTTCGTGGCGCGGATCGAGCGTCACGTCACGGACCGACACGCCGTAGAACGTGGCGGTGGCCGCGCCGGGAAGCGTGGCCTTTTCGGAAGCCGAATCGCGACGGACGCCGAGACCGAAACCGATTCCGGCCTCGGCGGCGACTACGCCCGTGATCACCTTGTGATCCGAGCCCTGAACAAGGCCGGGTGCGCCCGGCTCCATCCGCTCGTTGTAGGTCGTCTGAATGGGAGACATTAAGTCTACCTCCTGAATGGGCCGGAAGAGTTCCGGTGCTTTCGTTGCCGTCTGGCGTGCACCTTAACGATGCACGCCCGCTTCACTTACCGGGATTGACGCCCCGGTGTTACTGGGTCGGGATGCCTGCGGTCTTCCAGCGCTCCGACAGCTTCTTGTCGTACGCGTCGTAGTGCTGGGCGGTGGTGCGCGTGTCCTGCTTGAAGGCGTGAGCCATCTGCTGGCTGGCGCCATTCGAAGGAGCAGGAGCAGTGCCGTCGAGCTTGATGCCGGAAGTCAGCGTGTCGAAGGCCACCTTCACCATGTCGTCGTTGTAGGACTTCGCAGTGTCGCCCATCTTGGCGTCGACCACGGCCTTGCGAATTTCGGCTTCGGTCTTGCCATCGACGACGAGCGTATCGCCGATCAGGGCCTTGGCCTTGGCGACGACTTCGGCGCGGTCCTTGACGAGAGCGTCGAGGCGCTGGGGCGTCATGGCGGCGTCGGCGATCTGCTGCTTGAGCTTGGCGATCTCGGCGTCCTTGGTGACGATCTCGGCCTGCAGCTTGGTGGTGTTGGCAGCGCTGTCGGTGGCGGCGGTCTTCTTCGCTTCCTCTTCCTCCGCCAGCTTGGCGGACAGCGAAGAGACGCGCGTCTCCAAGTCCTTGACGGCCTTGCGGATCACGCCCGCCGTCAGAGCGTCCTCAAGCTCGATGGTCACGCCATCGACGATCAGCTTCTCCATTGCCTTGTCTCCGTGTGTTGACTTGCTCAACTTGTCGGGCGGATTATCGTCCGACGCGCCCCCGTCTTTCTTATCCTTGTTGTCGTCTTCGTCGCCGATACGCAGCTTGTCCCCGCCTCGTGCTGCGTCCGTCAGTGCGATATGGTTGACGTTGATTCCGACTTGCTGGGCATCGTAGTGCTCGCCCTGAGGCGATACGCCCTTGCCCCACTTGATCTCGGCCAGATAGCCAACCGAGAGTTCCACCTTGCCGTCACGCACCTTTTTGATGGCGGTCTGGTCCATCAGGACCATCGGCACGCGAATGAACTGACCGTCGCGCACGACGTCGCCGCCGGTCTGCCCGACGGAATACTGCTTCCAATTGTCGGCCTGCACCGGTACTGGTGGATGGTCGTCGGTGATCGGACGATAGGCGAAGGTGTGGAAGGAATCGGCGTGGAACACCTGATCTTCGGCGCGATAGACGCGGACGACGTCGAGTTCCGGCCGTCCGACTTCGCTGCCCCGATACAGCTGAATTCCGGTCCGGGCGACGCGCGGCTGAGTGACGAGATAGCCGTCCTTCGTGATCCGCATGGCGGCGGCGTCCCCGAAGGACAATCGGTCAGTAAGCTCGATCTTGCTGGTCTCGCCGTCTTTCAGCATCAGGGGACGCCCCGGTTCCATTCCGCTCTAGGAACGGACGAAAGCATCCCTTGCTTGCAGCGGTGTTATATACGCCAGTATCTACCAATCCAAGGCGACTGCCTCTGAACATCCCTATGCCAAGGCTTGCGTCGACCATTAAAGAACACGATCCGCGTCTCGGCCAGCAGCGTCCGCGACTGCATTACGTCGCGTGAATAACTGACGACTTCGGGCCTGATCCACCCGCTCGCCCAAGAGTTCTTTAGCAAACAGTATGACAACCAGCCCTGATCGGAGCCGAGATAACCGGCGGCGAGCGCCTCTTTCGGCGACGTGTCGGCGTGGAATTTCAACCAGACGTCGGCCAGATCGCCGGCCGTAAACATAAATAGCGAGCCGTTGTAGACCGAACGGTGATGCGTGCCGTGCACGAACCAGCCTAAGTAGCGCTCCTTGCGCTCGAGCATCGGGGCGATCGGCTGGCAGATCACGGCGTCAAGATCGATACTGACGATGCGATCGCCCGGATACATTTCCATCCGCGCCTGAGTGTCGGGATCAAACAGTCGCAGACGGCGATAACACGACGGTAGGTGCGCGCCGCAGATGTTGTTCATGTCGGAATGGTCGCGCCACAGCGGATAGACGCTGATCGACGGGTCAACGCCTGCGGCGTCGTCAGTAATCAGCACGATCCTGAATTCCAAACCGGCGCAATTGCGCCTGAGCATCGCCGCCACGTGATTGACGTGGTCGGCAGTGAATCGCTCGCGGTAAGTCGGGTGGTGCCACTTCCACAGCACGATGTGGTGCATCAGATCAGTCTCCGGTAGGGAAAGCGCAGCGGATCGCTGGCGACGTAAGGTGGAGCCGCGTTCTTGGCTTTCAGCGCCGAGTTGCCCGACACAGCCCATTCAGTCTTCTTGCGTCCCCACTCGCGGGTGTTGGAATCCGCAACGTCGGTGCTGAATACTTGGGTCAGGTAGAACGCTTCGGTTTCTACCTCTCGGGCCTTGTACGCCTTCATACGCCTGCGAAAATTGCCGTCGCTGCCGTAAAAGCCGGCAAAGTCCTCGTCGTATCCGCCGATGCGCCAGAAATCCTTGCGGTGCATGACGTAGCTGTTGAAGTGCGGCTCGCAACGCTTGCCCGCGATCGTGCGCCGGGCGGGCATGTAGTAATAGCCGCGTTGCTTCGGCATATCGAGCAGACGGTCGGCCTCCGACGGCAACAACAGATGATCCATGTCAGTCATCAGCGTCCAGTCGGTCTGCGCCGCCTTCATCGCAAGGTTGCGAGCGCCGTCCTGATTCCACGGTATGTTGACGTCGACCCGATATAGCGACAGCTGCAGGGAATCGAAACCCGTCAGCACGTCGATTGCCGGGTTGCGCGGAGAGCCATCGTCGACGATGACGACGGCGATCTCCTTGCGTGCTCGAGCCGACCACGCCCGCCACTCGTGCAAGTGATGTGCGAGCATGACCGGGTTTTCATAATACGCCATTACGAGCGTCAGCATTTAACGACCCAGTAGCGCGGATGACCCTTCTTGCCCTGCTTTCTGGTCGTGTTGGTAAACACGCGAAAGCGTCCGGGCAGGAGCTCGTTTACGGCCTGCTGGACGCCAGACCAGTTGTAATCGTCGCCCGAAATGTAGCCGCCGGGCTTGATCTTCGGCAGCCACGCCACGATATCGGCGCGGACGTCGTCGTACTGATGCGATCCGTCGATCATGACGAAGTCGAGCGAAGCGTCCTGATAGGTCGGCGCGGCTTCGAGCGACTTCATGCGGCGCGCGTTGATCATGTGCGCCACGGGCTTCGTGTTCTTGAGGAACTGTTCGTACAGCCAGTCCGGACCGACGTTGGCCTTGTCGATCTTGTGTTTAAGATCGGGTCCGCCGTCCGACCACGGGTCGACGCAGTCGAAAGTGATCTGCTTTCCGCTGTTGATGATTTCAACCGCCATCAGCGCGGCGGACCGGCCTTGCCACGAGCCGATCTCGACGAAGTGCGCGCCCTGCGCGGGTGCGGCGCGCACGATATCGACGTAGAGCTTGGCGAACGACGCCCAGCCCGGAATGTCTGAATAGAAGTGCCTCATTTGAAGATTCCTCGCTGTATTTCGTCGAGCAGAACGCTCCACGTCTGTTTGCCTGTATAGGGCGTCGAGGCGTAAACGTCGCCCGGCCCGAAGAACGTGCAATCGTTGTAGACCGGCATCGTCCAGCCGACCGTGGTCTCGAGCACGTACCAGCGATCACCGTGCGCCACCAAATCGATGCCGCACCATTTCAGGCTGTTTTCCTTGAAGAACCGACGCGAAAAATCCAGCGCGCTGCAGTAGTGAGCGTCAAGATTCTTGTACGTAATCGGGATCGTGCGCCCAGAGCCGCTCGCCATCGGGCGATCGTCGCGATTGTCGCGCCGTAGCAGCATGACCTGCTCGCCGATGATGATGGCGCGAATGTCGTGGTCGTTGCCCGGAATGAATTCTTGCCACAACAGATAGTCTTGCTGCATCTGGTTGTAGCGGCATTTGATGCCGTCGCCACCAAATGCCAGTCGGATTTCGTTGCGCGCGGCGTCCTCGTCGACGATTAGGCGTACGTTGTGCGAGCCCGCGCCGTCGAACGATTTCGACATGAACGGATATCGCATCTGGCCCAGCACGATCCGGGCTTCGCTCGCAGTGCGGCTGACGAACGTGCGCGGCATCCACTTGGCGAAGTGTCGGCACTGCTCGATCTTGTCGTCATAAACGACTGACGAGCGGTAGTCGGGAATCAGAGTAAGACCGGGATTGAGCGCCAGATGCGCCATTACCGCCTTGTCGCGTGCCCGGACGTTCGGGTGGTGATGCATGTGAGCAAAGACGTAGCCTTCGTTCGGCTCGTACGGACTGGTAAACATCCGGGCGGGCATCTTGCGATTACGCGCCGCTTCATACAGATGACGTCCCCAGACGCCCTCGTCGTCGTAGCACCACAGCATCTTCATGATCTTGCCCTCCTCAAGGCTACGCGGATTTGTTGATGTCGGCTACCAAGCCGGAGTTGCGATGCCACCCAACCGGAGCAGCAACAATACGACGCCGAGAACGAAGACGATCACGATACCGGCGTAAATCATCTTGCGCCACGGCTCGCCGATGCCGAAAAAGTGGTCGATCAGCGCCGCCAGCACGGACAGGACCACGGACATAACGATCAGATACATGCGTCGTCTCCTTGATTTCCCCTCGCTAGCCAAATATAGCGATCAGGCCGAGCAGCACGACAAATACGCCGAAGACGGTCATTGCCGTGCCCCAGCCGATCCACGACGCAAGGCCGGCGCAAACGATGGCGACGCCAATAAAGACGAGACAACCGCCGCCACCTTCGACATCCGCTGGTTTATTCATCGCCCCAGTTTCTCCAGCAGGCTCGTGCCGTACTGCTCGACCACGGCCGGCGGCGCGTCAAACGTCGGCTTCGACAGCTGCACGGGCGTCGGAACCGGCGACACCGGCTGATTGCGCATGTTGTCGTTGACTTCCTGCACCGCCATCAGGAGCTCCGGATAGAAGCCCGCCGCCGCGCTCGAGTAGATAATCGCGGCAAGGTCTTTCGGCAGGCACTTGCCGCCGAAGCCCGGCGAATGACTGAATACGGCCGTGTGGTCGGCCTCCATTCGCGGATCGAGCAGCCACAATTCCCGCAGATGCTTGTAATCGACGCCGAAATTCTTGGCGATCCGCGCCCATTCGTTGCAGAACGTGACCTTGGTGGCGAAGTATGTGTTTTCCATGTACTTCGCGAGTTCCGCCGCGATCGACGTGGTGCCGACATAACGGGCGTCGATCGCCATCACTGCGAGAAAGAAGTCGAGCACTTCCGACGCGCGTGGCCCGCCGACGATCACGAAGTCATGGGTTCGCGGCTCGCGCGGGTCAGGGTACTTGTGGCCCGACATGTAGTTGCGTGGTTCGCCCATGTATTCCGGGCTGAAATGAAAGCGGCCATCGCCGTAGATGCGGTTGAGGCCATCGGTCGTGCCGGGCGGCACCGTCGACTTGACCACGACCAGCGGCGCGTCAATCCACGACGCCACGTCGAGTACGGCGGTAATGTCGGCTCCGCCATCCGGTCCCATCGGCGTCGGTACGCAGATCACGGCGAGATCGCAGCCCTGCACGTTGGCCCGGTCTGCGTTTGTGTACTTGGTGTCGTAGGTCCGGACATCGAAGCCGTGTTGGAACATCGAAACCATTCCGGTTCCGACGTAACCGGTGCCGATGACGGCAACTTTACGCATGTTCATTCCAGCCCTCCATTAAAACCATTCCGTTTCGTCGGTCTCGATTTCCGCGAAACGGGCGTCATCGGTAGGCACATAGGCGCAACGACAATACGGGTGCGCCGGTATCAGCGAGCGCGCCGTGTCGATCGGATATGGGCCTTCCTCCGCAATTCCTTCGCATTCCTCGCAAACGTCGGCGTCGCCCGCAGTCAGGATGTCGACTTCCTCCATCTTCTCAAGCTCTTCCTGAGCCTTGCGAATGCGGTAGATGGTAGAAGCCGACGGCGTTGATTTGCGACTGGCGCGGGAGCCCGGACCGGTGCGACCACGGGCACGCGGACCACGCGCCGCCGCGTCGCCAATCGTACGTGTCGTCGCCGGTACAGTTTCGGGTACGAGGCCGACAGCGCGGATGCCGGCGAGCTCGAACACGTCGAGCGTCCCGGTGGCGTGCGCCTTGACGACCATGAATTCCACCATGGCGTTGGTGCGCTGGACGCCGATCTTGTTGATTGCGTCGGCGATGTCGCGCATCACGGCGTTAGGATCGCCGCCGTCGATCACGGCGTAGGACGCGATGCGCACCAGCCGCTGCGACACCGCTTCCATTATGCCTTCGATCTCGACCACCACCAGCGCCTGCAACACTTCGCCGGCCTCGACGACGTCGCGATTCTCGACCCGCAGGCCGGGCGCAACCATCCGCAGCGCTCGCTTGACGCCGCGATTATACGCCTGCTGGGTCATCGGCTCGAGCCACTCGCCGTCGTCCCGCCCAAGCAGCGCGTCACGTAACAGCCCATCGGCAATCGTCTGAAATGACTTGACGCGACCACCGGGAGCAAGGGTGGCGGCGATCGACGACGCGGTTGGCGTCGGCGCGATGCCAAAGATGTCCTGCGCTACGACCACCGTCTTGAATCGGGCGACCAGCTTGTGCCAGCGCGTCGCCAGCAAGGTTCGGTATCGACGCCTCAAGTCAAACGTGCCGGTCGGGTCACGCGACGGCTTGGAGCGCGCGTCGCATAGACAAGCGTAGGCCGGAGCAGCTGACGGATGGCGGAGGCGCGCTAGCATCGGCGTGGTCCTTACCACCAGAACGGAATGTCGCCCCGGCCGGCCTTGGCGTCCTCGTGCCTGACCCAGTCGGTCTTAATTTCCTCGAAAATTTCCGGTCCGAGCACGATCTGTCCGTTGTAGGGCTTAATTGCGGCGATGTCGAGGCCCTGCGGTTTGTTCCACGTCAGCGTAATGTGCGGGTTGTACTCCGGGAAGTCCCACGACGCGCCGCGCTCCCGGATGCTCTCGTGCCGCCACCCGAGCTTGGTGGAGGCGAACTGCAGCACGATCGCGCCCTTGTTGAATTCCTCGATCGCGCGTGGCCCGCCTTTAACGACGAGCCTGTCCTCTTCATTCGGTCCGACGGTCCAGTCTTCGCCGATCTTAAACCAGTCGACCGGCGTATGTGAATAGGCGACCGTGACGTGCAGGTCGGTTTGTACCGTCTCGAAGCCAACTGACTTTGCCCATGCGCGGATTTCATCAGCGTTGACGACGTCGCGCCGCATGTAGAGCGTGCGCGGCCGGGCGTCGGCGATCAGCCTGCTAACCCGGCGGTGCAGCGCCCCGTGTTCGTCCTTAAACGAATTCCCGAAGCGCTTATGTCGGCGCTGCAGAATGCGGGCGGCATCAGCCAGCGGCATTTCGTTGCCGATATCGACGCCAGTGTTAATAGGCTCGTCGGTCGGATCGGGTGCGAGATCAGCTTCACCCAGCAGCCCGGCTTCCTGCTGCGCTTCGAAGTCTTCCAAGATCGATTCCAGTCCGGGATAGGTGCCGTCCTCGATCAGTTGGTTGATGCGAGCTTCCCGCAGAATTTCGGGCTCGATCAGGCCGGTATCGACGTCAACCTTAAACACGTCGGACTTCGACTTGGCGATCTCGGTCTTTTCCTTTTCCGTCAGCTGCCAGAGCGAATTCCACTCGAAGAAGATGTCGGCGGGCCGGGTGCCGAGCACCGACCGTATCATCACTTCATCAATGCGGCTGAGCGCCGGGGCGATCGTCGTCTTTTGCTCCGTCGACACGCGGTCATAGTAATTGCGGATGTCGCTTTCGCCGGTAGCTGACAGACCAGTCGGCGACTGGCCCAGCATGCGGGTGGCCGGAATGTCGGCAGCACCGGACGCGATAAGCAGGTACATGCGCAGCAGATCGGGCATCCCCGTAAACTGCGCGTTGATGCGTTCCCATTCCTCGTCCTTGTCGAGCAGGATCATGTTGTGCAGCGACTTGGCGACGCCAGCAAGAGCGAAGCGCTCGAGCAGACGGTTGGAGTAGTCCGGGTCGGACAGACTGGCGGTTAGGTCCGGAACGCTGATCACGTCGAGCTTGTTCTCCTGCACCAACGACGCGACCGAACTGATGACGAGGCCCGCGCCGACGATGGCGTCATGCACGATCTGCAGCATACTGTCGCCCCAGCCGTCGCCGACGCCACTTCGATCAGGATCAGGCAGCGGCATTCCGACCAGCCGCACCACGCGCGACGGGTGAATACGCATCGATGACGTGTTGGCCGCTGTGCGATCGTAGTATTGCGGTTCGCCATACCACGGACTGCCGAGATCGCGCTCAATCGGGCCGGACGCAATCTCGTTCCGACTGATCGCGTGCACGAATCGCAACGAATCCTTCTTGACCATGTTAAGATCAAGCGGCGTGCTGTTGTCGCCCGTGCCGTCGACGCCCATCACCAGCGCGCCACCGCCGTACAGCCGCGCCTTGATCATCGCGGTCTGGAGCTTGTTCATCAAGTTCAGATTCTTTTCGGCAGTCTCCAACGCCGTGATGTCGGCACGATCGGCCTGCCAGTTGCGGCCTTCGCGGGTGGCGTCGTAGGCCGGAATGTCAACAACTTTACGCGCGATCCAGTCGCCGCGATAAGCGGCTTCCTGCTGGGCAATGTCGAGCGGCACGAAGTTAAAGCGGGTGGCGGCGGTCTTGTCGCGTGCCGTGCCCATACCAGTAATCAGATTGGTCAGCGAATCGCGGACCTTCGTGATGTTAGCCCTGACGGCATCGTTGACCGGAATGCCGTTAACGGTTGCTTCGGTCATGACTTCTTCCTCATGCTACGCCTGACTTCCGCATCGAAGCCAGAGCGAGTGAATCCCAGACTGACGGCTGCCGGCGAAACGTTGCGCGCTCGAGCAATGTCCGACAGGTTGGAGCCCGACAGGAACATCTGCTCGCGCACCGTGCGTTCCTTGTCGGCGGCGACGTGCGTGAATTTCAGCCGGCCGGACCTGTATCGGCTCCAAGCCGTATGTAGTGCGGTGTCGGACACGCCCAGCCGCTCCGCAATCACATTCGGTGCCAGCCGATCGTTATCACGCATCTGCCTGATGCGTGCGAACACTTCCGGCGTCCATCTGAAAGTGTTCCGCCTTGCCATGCTACACACACCAGAAACGTTCCATGCGCGACGCCGACGGCGGGCGGACGTAGCCGATCGCGGCATGGCGCGCGCAGTACGCACCGAAAGCCGACTTCTGACCACATAGGTGCGACACGCCATCGTCGTCGACACCGGGCATCGGCCAGCGGCAGGCCGTGCGACTGACGCCAGTAAGCAGGACGAACGGCGCATCGGGTTCCTCTTCCGGAAGTTCCGGTATCGTCGGGATCAGCTTGCCGTCGTCGCCACGCTTCATTTCGTGCTGAACAGTGGCGGGCCGGAAGGCGGCGAGGACCCTACCATGCTGGTCTGTCTCCGACTTTACAGTCGCCGCCCGTGCGGCGCGTTGCTGCTCGATCTGCAGCAACCGGCGCTCTCGCTGCTGGGCACGCATCGCGGGCGACATCGCCGTTCCGTTGCGGCCTCTGATCTGCATGACGCGCGCGCCGTTGTGACGCGGGTATTCGTCGTGCAGGCCGAGCCGATGGACCTTGCCGATCACTGAGTTGGTGGAAATGTCGACGCCGAATTCCTTACTTAGAAGCTTCGCAATCTCCGACGCCGGTATGTCCGGATTACGCCACAATTCGGTCAGCCGTTGTTTGACTTGCGGGTCTTTCCAGAAACGAGTACCCGAAATCCATTGCGTTCTGCTCGTCATTCTACGCCCCCGTTATCTGACCCACGACATCGACGAATCATAACCGCCGACGATCAGCTTGGCGAACGCGCCGGCAGCCGCGTCGACTATGTCCTTAAGCTTCCCATTCGGGAAGAGCTCGTGCTGATCGATGAATTCCTTGTTCCATTCGGCTTCCCGCAGCTTGACGTTGCCGCCCTCGACTTGGGCTGCATACGGATCAGCACGCGTCTCTTTGCTACCAGTCACCTTGTCGGCGCGGGCCTTGAAGCCGGCCAACTGGCGCACGGTGTTTTCGGCGCTCTCCTTGCCGCCCGATCCCGGCTCCTGCTCGACCCACACGCTGACATTAGCACCATAAGCGGCGCGATCGAGTTCCGCCCGTTGCTTGATGATCGATTCCCGCTTGAGCGCCGACCAGCGTCCGGTGATCACGTCGTCGACGACGTAGGTATCGTCCTTCATCAGATGCATCAGTACGCCCGCAGTCTGGGCACCTGTGCCGCCCTCGGTGCCGGCCTTGTCCCAGTAGCGCACGCTGCGCTTGATCTGCTTGCGATCAATGTTCCTAACGGTGGAGAATTTTTCGATCGGGAAAATTCCGCCGCCCTGAATGATCGGGCTCTGCTGATAGACCGCTTCCCAATTAGCCTGCCGCATCAACACCTTGCGCTTAAGCAGGAAGTCCTTCGACTTGAATTCCGGGAACAGCGCCTCGCCTTTGACCCGGTACTGCTCGTCTTCGGTGGCGATCGCCGGGAACGACACGACCTTGACGCGCTCCTTGCCGAAATGCGCAATCAGCCGGCCGGCCGGATCGTCGACGTGCCAGCGCGTCATCATCATAATCAGGCCGGCAGTTTCCGAGAAACGCGAGAAGAAGTCGTCAGTAAACCAGTCCCAGACCTTGTCTCGAGCCGCCGGGCTGTTGGCTTCGGCGCGGCCTTTAATCGGATCGTCGACCACGCCCAGATCAAGGCTCTCGCCCGTGACCGATCCGAGCACGGTGGTGTTGCGAAACGAGCCGCGATACATAAACTCAAGGACGCTCTGGTTGCGGACGTACCCGCCCAGCGGTCCCAGCGCCGACGCCGCAAGCTGGGTCTCCGGAAACGCGCGCTGGTACTTCTCACTGTTGAGCGATCGCTGCACCCGCAGGTTGGCGCGCACGCCGAGCCGGTCCGAAAACGAGCCGTAGATGGTCTTGGTGTCGGGTAGCCGGCCGGACAGCCAGCAGATAAAGTCGATGACGGTCCACGACTTGCCGTGCTGCGGCGGTGCCTGAAACAGCATGATCGGCGCTTTGCCGGCAGCGAAGTCGTGGTAGAAGTGCGTCAGTTCCCGCGCCACCCGGCGCTGCCACCAGCCGAGCTTCATGCCGGGATTCATGTACTGGCGGTAAGTCCAGAAGCTCTCGCGCGCCTTGATCGCCGCCAGTATCTCGTACATCACCAGCGTTTCGGGCGTCAGCAACCGACGCGGCACCTGCATCACGCGGCTGACCGTCGTCATTCCGGCTCGTCCTTGGTGATGTCGACGGCGGTGCCCTCGATCACCACGTCTTCCGGCTCGTCCTCGTCGAATGCCACCAGCGGCAGGCCGAGCGACGTCAAACGCTTCTCGATCTGTTCCCGTGTCTGGGTCGTCGACGACTGGTCGGTGATTGACAGGTTGGTCGCCGGGTTGAAGACTTCCGGCCGCATTCCCTTAAGCAGGAATTCCAGCAGGCGGTCACTGTAGTTGATCTTGTGACCGACGACATCGCCCGCATGGTAGACGGCTTCTTCGACGCCCTCCACCGCCCGCCGTCGCGCCTCGTCAACCATCAGGTCGATGCCATCCTGCTTGGCCTCGTCCCAAGCGGCGGCAAACTCGGGGTCGGACCAGCGCCAGTGATACGCCGTATTTCGCGAAATATCGGCTGCCGCAGCGGCGGCGTAGACTGACTGACCCTTGCGGATCGCGGCGAGAAACGTCTGCTTGTAGTAGGGAATGTGTTCCTTCTGGCCGTGATTGGTGAAAATTCGGCCAGTGCTCTGGTTCTTGACCGGCTTGCCGTTCCGACCTATACGCCGTTTGGCCTTGGCCTGCGCCGCTGGTTTGCCGCCCGCCATTCGCTATATCCCGCCCGATATACACAACATGTTTAGCATTCCGCGCGCTTTGGTTTGCGTGGATTGAGGGAATTCCGGGAGTTCCCCTCGCTCTCCCCGCGTCGCGCCATACTCCGATCGAGGTACTCCACCCGAGTTCCCGACGGGATTCCCAAAAATTCCCCCGGCAAAATTCCCTCTGCGTTCCGCCCGAGTTCCCTCGGGTTCCTACGCTTGCCCCAGCCTCGCATTCCTAGATAGACACGCTGAATTCCGCCCGACATTCCGCCCCGACCCCTGCTCGCCATCCGGGAGCCGACAGACAACCACGCCCTGTCACCCTGATGCAAGGGTTAACCGACGCGCAAGCACTCCTAGGACTTCGGTCCTAGACCGCCGGCCTCGGACCTACCGGGTGTGAGTAGGATGCACTCGTCACAACCTCCGATACCCGTTCTGTCCCGCCCGGAGGCGTGAATAAGGACGGCCTCGGGACGCACTCGATGCCCGTCCGACGGGCCTTGTCCTTTCCGTCCCGTCTGTCCCCTCTTTTTTTAGAAGAAGAAGAAGAAGAAGAAGAAGGAAGGAAGAAAGAAAAAAACGCGCGCGCGAGGGAGGGTCCCGCCGGCCCGCCGCTCTCCCCCGCCGCGCCCCGGATATGGACGCATATCGGGGACGGATGGACAGCAGGACAACCCTTAAAGGCCCTTGATAGTTGGCTGCGTCTTGAAGCCCGTCAGACGGGCATTGACGACGTCCGACCCTTTTCTCGAGGCCCGATCCGTCACCGGGACAGACCGACGGCACCGGGACGGGACGGCCGGCTCCAGTGGTAGCCCGATCCGACCTACCCCGTCCGGGATGCGACAGTCTGCCACATCCTCCGCTTGCGTCTCTGTTACGGTCTCGGGCCGACCGTCCCGGCATCCGCTTACCGTTAACCCAATGTGGAGCAAGCGGCTTGGTTCCTCGGAGCTCCTCCCTCGCGCCGTCCACAGGTACGCTTCCGACCACAACGGATTTCCGAGAGAAGCCCTTGACACGCCGCCCTGAGCCGTGGTCAGGTGATCGCCTGTCCGATGTCGGATAAAAAGACGCCCCGGTCTCTGGACCGAGACCGGGGCGTAAAGGCTGGGTACAGACGCGTGTAACGTCCGGCTCCTTTTTACCACGACATCACGACCACGTCAATAGGTACTCCGTGCGCGCTCCACGGAACCTAGGGGGTGCTTTTCTATGCCTGACCAGCCTAAGGGATCGACCGCGTCCGGAATCAACCAGACCCTGCAGTGGGTGCGCCGGAATGACTTCAAGCCGGTGCCTCTGTTTCACCGGTCAAAGGCCGCGATCAACCGCAACTACGTTGACCCCGGATACGTCCCGCCTGACGATTCCCTCTGGCACGCCAACGACTACGGCCTTGGCCTCGTCACCGGCCCGGCCCATTCAGGCCCGATCGACGCCGACCTTGACAGCCCGGAGGGAATTCATTTCGGCTCGCTGTTCCTGCCGCCTACACAGGCCGTATTCGGCCGCGCCAGCAAGGTCGATTCTCACCGCCTGTACCGGGTCGAAGAGCCGACGTTTGAAAAGATCGCCTTCATCGACCCGATGTCGAAAGAGACGATCCTCGAGCTCCGGGGCGACGGCGGGCACCAGACCGTAATGCCGGGTTCGGTCCACGAAGGCACGGGCGAAGACATCAAGTGGAGCACAGTTCCGTTTCCGACCGTCCCGACGGTCACGTCCGAAGTCTTGAGGAAAGCCGCAACGAAAGTCGCCATCTGCTCCGTGATCGCTCGCCACATCTGGCAGGAGGGCTACCACAACGAGCCGTGCAAGCACCTGTCGGGCATGTTCTACCGCAACGATTGGCCCGTCGAGGAAGCCTGCGAAATCATACAGGCCGTGATGGACTACACGGGCGACAAGGACAAGTCTCGCATTCCGACGATCAAGGCCACGTATCGTCGCGGTGATCAGGGCCAGATGCTCACGGGCTCCGTCAAGCTGCGGGAGCAGCTGGGTGAGAGCAAAGGCATCGTCGTCGACTACATCCTGCGTTGGCTGGGTGCACCCGACGTGGCGTGGGTCGGCGAGTTTAACGAGACGTTCGCGGTGTCGATGGTAGCCGGCTCGTTTCGCATCGCCAACACCGAAGTTCCACCCGGTGAGCCGCCCGTGTTTCTCCACAAGGAAGACTTTCTCAACCGGTATTCCAACGACTACATCAACATACCGGGCAGCGACAAGCCGGTATCAAAGGCCCGGCTGTGGTTGAGCAGCCCGCGCCGCCGTACTTACGACGACGTGCGCTTTATTCCCGGCGGTGAGCCGGATTTCAAAGTCGGCAAGCGGAACGTGCTAAATAGCTGGACCGGCTGGGCGGCACCGCCGTCGAAAGACGGTTCGTGTGAGGCGTGGCTGACGTTGCTGCGCGACGTGATCTGCGGCGGTAACGACGAGCAGTACGTCTGGATGCTGCACTGGTTCGCCAATATCTTGCGGGAACCACAGAACAAGTGCGGCACCGCGCCAGTGCTGATCGGCGAAGAAGGTGCCGGCAAGTCGCTGTTGGTGCGCTACTTCGGCCACATCCTTGGCTCCAACTACGTCGTAGCGTCGAACGAAGAGCACATTCGGGGCAAATTTAACAAGCACATGGCGACGGCCTTACTTCTTCACTCCGAAGAGGCTCTGTACGGTGGCGACCAGCGCCACGCCGCGATCATCCGGTCACTGATCACCGATGAATACATGATGGTCGAGGCTAAAGGCGTTGATGCCGAACGCGCCCGCAACTATGCGCGACTGATCCTGTCGTCAAACAAGACCCACGCCGCGCCAGTCGCACTTGGTGACCGGCGGTACACCGTCTTTATGATGGGTGATCGTTCGGTCAAGGAAAACGAAACGTTGCGAGACGCCGTGCTGGCCGAAGAGAAGAACGGCGGGCCAGCGGCGCTCCACCACTATCTGACGACGATGGACTACGATCCGCAGCTGCCGCGCTCCAATCTTAAGAACAAGGAACTACTGCAGGTAAAAGAACTTAATCTTGACCCGATCGTCCTATGGTGGCAGAAGCGGCTGGAAACTGGCCACGTGCTCGACAGTTATTTACGCGGCATGACGAAGCCGGCGGGTCACCACTGGCCGGACGTCGTGTCGCTGCGGGCGCTTGAAGCATCGTACGCCATTTATCTCGACACCAATGGTATACGTAGGCCAATTAACCCGTTTCAGATACGCAGCACCTTAAGCCAGATGCTCGGTGGTCTGGAACTCGATTTGCGGCGTCAGCGTTACAATGACCTGATCATGGAAGAGAACGTCTCGCGCCATGCTCACAATCTGGGCGACGGACAGGGACGACAATCGTCGATTATGAACATGCCGACGCTTGCCAAGTGTCGCAAGCATTTCGAGAAGTATATCGGTCAGGAGCTTAACTGGGACGCTGAGCCCAAGTCTGATGACACCAAGAACGACGATCCGGACCCGGACGGCAAGCGAGGCAACCGGAATTCGGACGACTTCTGATGCCGAAGGTCTACAACAGACACCACGGCGACGCGCCACGGGACGCCGTCTACTGCGGGCGCGGCTCGAGGTACGGCAATCCGTTTAGGATCGGCAGAGACGGAACGCGTGACGACGTCTGCGATCGCTTCGAGCGTGAAATTCTGCCGAAACTCGACGTTTCCAACTTGCGCGGCCGTGATCTCGTGTGCTTTTGTAAGCCGCTACGGTGTCACTGCGACGCCATTCTTGCAAAGGCTAATTCAGGGTCCGCGTGATGTCAGCACTGGGCGACGTCGTCAACGAGCACGGCGACATCAAGATATCTGAAATCGCGTCGGCGATGTATGGGCGCGTGCAGCTGAACCGCGAACAAGCTTACTACGCATCGCAGTTCGGGTGGCGTGTCGTGCGTACCCTTAACGATCGGGGCGACACGCTGATGGAACGAAACGAAGGGGAGAGACCAAATGCACGAGCAGAAGCCGACTGATTTTCTGATCACTTTCATGCGCGACTACAACGACGCGCTGCTGATGTTGCGCCACGTAGATTTGGGCGCACCCGACAATGTCCATCACGCGATACAGAAAGCCACGATGTCGGGCATCGCGTCAATCGCCACGTCGTTGTCGCTCTTTGCCATGCGCTCCGAAGCCGCACTTGAGCAGCGGATGAAGGCACTGGATGAAGTCGTCGAGCAGCTGAAAGTGATCAACGGCAACACGGCCATCGACGGCATGATCGCCGAGCAGCCGGTCGTGCTGGCGTCGATCCTTGACGGCGACGAACTTTCGACAATAAAAGGCGAATTCAAGGTCTACGCCGGTCCGAATTTTCACCAGCTACGTACCCATACTTTCGGGTCCGCAAGAGACACCGATCAGGGCACCCTCGTACAGAGCTACGCCGTCGCCAGCACCGAAGACCTGCAGCGCGCGTACCACGGGTACTTCGAGGGCATCAAGGTCGGCATCTATACCGCTGAGTACGTCGGAGAAGAGACCTGCAACGGCGTCAGAAAGACGATGCAGGTCGTTTTTACCGCCGGAGGATGATCGCTGCGATGACTGAGCGCCTCGTCACTGATGAATTCGTGTTGCGCGGGCGGTTGATCGAACTGTGGATCGAGCACGACACTTGGTGGCTGTGTCTGCCGGAAGAATCCACTGCTTTTCCCGACATGCCGCGCAACACGGTTCTAGGCGAGGACGACTTCGAGCCGCCGCTGACCGACCGGGAAATCGACGATATTAGCATTCGCATTCGGGACTTTCAGGAATGGCTGGCTGAACCCTAGTTCCATTTTGACGACGCCCGCGCGGCGTGCTACAGTCCCGCGTACTCCACATTGGTTTAAGGATTCCGCGTATGTCCGAAGTCACCGTGATGGACCTGTTAACGGTCGTCATGTTCGCCGTCGTCGTTTATCTCGGCGTTCGGGTCCGACAGCTGCAGACCGCATACGACGAGGCCAACCAGAGCCTGCTGGTCGTCGTCGGGCAGCTGCGGGAAATCAGCGCCGAAATCGTGCGGGAGCACGAAGCCGCGCCGCGCCTCAAGTCGTTGCTGCAAGCACCGGACGACGAATGATCATCGCGGCGACGGGGCACCGGCCGGAAAAGCTGGGCGGGTACACCGATCCCGGCGCGTCGTTTGCGCTCATACGTCTGGCCGATGATTATCTGGTCGAGCAGCGCGAGGCGCACCCGGACCTTAGCGTCATTAGCGGGATGGCGCTGGGTTGGGACCTAGCCGTGGCGCAGGCGTGTTACGATTTAAGCATTCCGTTTGTCGCCGCCGTACCATTCCCCGGTCAGGCTGACCTGTGGCCGACAGTGGCTCGCAATCAATACCGCAGCTTGCTTGCTCAAGCGGCTAAGGTCCGCTACGTCAGTTACGGTCGTTACACGAACGCCAAGATGACTAGGCGTAACCGCTGGATGGTCGACAACTGCAACAAGATCGTGGCGCTCTACGACGGCACGCGCGGCGGCACTGCTAACTGTCTGGGCTATGCCGAGCAGATCGGCAGGCCGTGGGAAAATCTCTGGGGCAGGTGGCTTGAAATCAGGCCGAAATAGGAGAACGACGATGACGAGAGCCGAACTCGAACAACGCATCGTAGCGGCGAGCAAGTACCGCAGCGGGCCGGACAGCTGCAACAGTCTGTATATGGGCAGCATGGCGACGGCCACCCTAATGAACATTCTTGGCGGCACGTACGCCGGCAGACGTTCCATATTCGATCTTGTGAAGAAGGCGACGGAACATCAGCTGTACAAGGCGCTCGAGTATTGCAAGCCTTACCTCGACAGCATGGATGCCAAACAGGCCAAGATCGACAAATCGCGGGCGAAGATCGAGCCGATAGCCGCTGACAAGGCGGCGGGGTTTCTGCGGGGGGCGGCGGACTACTTCGATCAGCGCACTAAGTCGAGCGAGGACGCGGAAATCTGGGCCTACGTGTACAACGCCGAAAACTGTCGTCGGGTTGCGGACCTCGTCGAGGCGGCGATCATCGGTCATCCGATCGGAACGGCACCGAAGGACCGCCCGATCCTTGCGTGGTGCGACCACGAGGCCGACCCGCGCTCGCTTGACGACACCGGCAAGAAACTCACACTATACGCGGCGCATGCCGAAGGATTGTCGCACGCGCCGACTGGCTACCACATTGTCGAGTGGGGCGGCGCGTGGGCGGACAGCCAAGAGGACGGCGGCGGGAACTTGCCAGACTGGTGGTTCGTCGTCGGCAGCGAATTCGAGCAAGCCGCGAACCCGGTCCGCTGGTGGCCGTTGCCGCCCGATCTGCCACGAACTCCGGAGAAGAGCAATGACTGACGAAAGCCGCACGTTCGTTCGCGTCTACATGCTGCCCCGGAAGCTGACTGACGGTTATTGCTTCCAAGGCGGAGTTCCGATCGCGTTTCAAAACGTTGACTGGTTCGAAGCTCTGGTCTCCGGAGGGCGCGACAGGCTCGCTGACTTCGTCAAAAAGAAACGGTACTACAAGCCGTCCGAGCGGTTTCTGGTCCTCGGTGACCATCCGGATTTCACGTTTACGATCGATCCGGAGAAGAAGCCCGATGCGCTTTGAGGACGTGACGCACCGGTTCAGTACGACTTACGGGCCGGACGGCCGTCCGCTCAACGCCGCCATATCTCACTTTCACCAAGTACGTATCTGGCAGGCGATCCACGGCGGGTATTCATGGTCAATCATGTACGAGCCGGGCGTCTCGACTTGGAGCGACGCTGAAAAGGCGAAGTGGGTCGGCCATACGGCGACTTACCGCAAGCTAGGCCAGACTGGAAGCAACAACACGATCCCTATTGACGGCGGACCTTGGGCGTCGTTTAATGAGGCCGAGCAGGCTTGTAAGAATGTCTGGAAGCAACTGCGCCAGCTGACATAGGAGAGACGACGTGGCAGTAACCTACGTAACCGAAGGGCGAACGACGACCCGCAAGCAGATCGACGTCGAGCGCGCCATGGCGCTGTTTGAGCGTGGATACACTTACGGCCAGATCGGGGCGATCCTCGCCAAGAGCGAGGGCCGGCGGATGGCGTATCACCACGATTCCGTGCGCCATGCCTGTCGTACGTGGGAGGAAGCCGGCGACATCGTTCCGCCGTCTGCCGAGCTCTGGGCACGGCAGTACCCGATCGTCGACGCCCCGCGTCAGCGACGCGCACGAGGCCCGAAATGAGCGGCGGCTACGCTTACGGCGATCACGAGCCGACCGAGCCGTGCCCTTATTGTCGGACGCCCTGTCGCGCCGACTTTGTGGACGTCGGCGTCGGATTTCAACAATGTGGCCCGTACCACTGCGACGTCTGCGGAGCGTCGGAAATCGGACCCAACGACGAGGAACGGCCGCTGTCCGACGACGAGAAGCGTACCGGCTGGTACGGACCAAACAGCGAGCCCGGCTCGTCGGCAAACGTGATCGGTGGCAAGGTGGTGTCGCACGTACAGGCCCGCGCCGCCTACCGGGCCGAATTCGTGGGCAATCCGTTGTGGCACGACAAGAAATACGTCGAAGACTGGCAGAAAAGGCAGCGGGAGAAGAAATGACCAGAGAACAGCTTAAGGTGCTGCTCGATCAGGCGCACCCGGAAGTGCGGGACTGGGTCCTCGACGATTCGTTCCAGATGCTCGTGCATTACAAAATGGCGCTCGTGCTCGCCGTGATCTGCGCGACGTGCCTGTTGCTTGTCGTGGGCACCGGATCGATCGCGGCGTTCCTGCTGGCGCTCGTGTCGTCCGTCGCCTGCGTGATCACCGCCCGCAATTTCTGGGAAGTCGCAGAACGAATTCCGATCCTAGTCGGTCTGCTCGAGATCGGCTTCTTGAAGGACACCGATCCGTGAAAGACGCCACGCCGACGAGGCCGATGGTGCCTCGACGTCCCAACCCCCGCCCGCGCGTCAAGCGCAGCCAGAGAAACGAAGCCGATGCCCCTCGATCTCGAAGCCCAGATGGAAGCAATTCAGGCGGTTCTGAAATTGAAAGAGAAGATGAAGGAACGGAAGATCGACCACGCTTGGACGCACTGTCCTAAGTGTAAGGGCAAGCTCTACGCCCGGCTCGTTGGTAGGAAGCAACATATACACGCCCGCTGCCAAACCGACAAATGTCTGGCGTTTATGGAGTAGAGGTTATGCGCCTGTTTAACGTGACCGAAATCTGGAAATCTGTTGGCTCCGTGGTAAGTCACGGCGTGTATTTAAACCCGTCGCGCGTTCTGGCGATTAAGGCGATCACTGGTCCGGATAACGTGGCGCGCACCCACATCTTGTGCTCCGGTAGCATGGGTGAACTCGTGTATGAAGTCAAAGAGCACGTCGACGAAGTCGTGTCCCGCGTCAACGACGCAATGAAGGAATAAGACGATGGCTGGAAGTTACGACCACTGCGTCGACAAGGAAACCGGCGGCTATCGCGGCACCGCCCTGCTGGAAAACATGCGCGACATGGCGGAGGCCGTCGAAGAAATGTTTTTCATGATCCGGTGGATGGAACTGACGGGCAACACGGCTCGACAGGCCAGCGACGCCTATTTCCGGTGTCTGCGACGCGAAGAGCCGTGGCCGATGTTCATGGCTCCGGCCGTGGAATCGGAATCCTACGCGCGCGGTCCGAAGCCCGACTTGGGTGGACCCGTTCCGGGTTTCGGGGAAACCCCCGGTGCCAAGTATCGCCGGATGGACTTGGTTGAGAAGTACGCAGGCGAGGCGCGGTACACGGGCGTCGTGCTGGTCGCCTATCGTACGACGCGCGGCGGGCTTCGGTACGTCGTCGAAGTCGACCCGCAGGGCTTCCAGATGATCGTCACTGACGGCATGATCAGAAAGGCGGAGGGCTGAAATGGACCACATTAGCAACAAGGCGAAAGCCATCTATCTGGCGAGCATATCGACGCCGTCGGGCCGGCCGGCGCTCGACTGGGAAACGCTGCAGCCCGAGACGCAGGCGATTTACCGCAGGCTTGCGATGGCGTCCGTCTACGGCTACACTAACGGTGGACAGTCGGTGACGATCGCAAATCACGAGATCGTCGACATGCTCCACCACATCAGCCGCAAGCTGCGGACCTACGCGTCGATCTACACCGGCGACAAGGAAGCACGGAGCATGGCGGACTGGTGCGAAACGAACGCCGAGTATCTCGCCGCTCTTACCGAACACATGGCGTCGATGGCAGCCAGCGAAGAAGACGAAATCCCGTCCGACGATCTGGCGACGCCGTTTCCGCCGACGCCCGGAATGCTCGTCGATAATCCGGAGCTTGACGCCACTGATGGCGCGCACCCGGCGTGGTGGCGCGGCCACGACCACGGAGCCGACGCGATCTGCCGGGAAGCGACCAAAATCCTTGACGGAGAAGACAGCGGCGCGGGCAAGGCGCGCGAGCCGTGGGAGACCTTGCGCCGCCGGCTGCTATGGCTGCGCGCCGACGCGATGCAGACGCTGCGGGCGCTCCAGTTCCGCGCCCGTGACTGGTCGCACCAGTGTTTCGGTCGGGAACGGGCGATCGACAAGCAGGAGCGCGTATTCAGATTTCTGGAAGAAGCGCTGGAGCTCGCGCAGGCGTGCGGTTGCTCGAAGTCGCACGCAATGCAACTGGCCGACTACGTCTACGCCCGCCCGGCTGGCGATCTTCTCAACGAATTCGGCGGCACGATGCTGACGATGCTCGTCCTTGGGGAAGCGCATTCGATCGACGTGTCCGTTGCGACGGAGGCCGAACTCAAGGCCAACTGGGCCAACATGCAGAAGATACGCGAGAAGGCCGACGGCAAGCCACTCCAGAGCCCATTGCCGCAGTAACACGTACTTTAGGGGGCGAAAGTATGTCGATCGATGAAAACACCGTCGTCGTGACGCCGCACAGGCAGACGATGGCGGGAATCAAGCTGATCTGCGAGAGCCACAAGGTCACGGTGAGCGAAGTGCTGGTGTCCGGACCGCTGCGTTACTTGAAGCAAAGGAAGGCCCGCGCCGCCGTTATTCAGCACCTATATTCCGAGCATCGCTGGGCGTTACTCCGCATCGCCCGGTTTATGAAGATCGACCGAGATACGGTCCGCTACTACCTGACCGGCGGGACCCGGAGGCGCAAGCATCCGCGCAACTGCGTCAATTGCGGCAAGGCGTTTCTCGCCATCAAATACGGCGAGAGCGCGATGCAGCAGTTTTGTTCAACTAGTTGTTCCAACCAGTTTCGGTTTAAATCGAGGCGATGACTGATGCCTAAAGACAGACAGCGGCCGTCGTGCCCCGGTTGCCTCGTCGAGCATCGCAGTCTGGTTATCGACAGTCGCACGACGGCCAGAACTATCCGCCGTCGGCGAAGATGCGAGGGCTGCGGCCACCGCTGGACGACTTACGAAATCGAAGGGAAAGACCTTAAGCCGGTGCTGGACTTCGTCGATCGGGCGGAAAAGGCCGTCGACCAGATGACCGTCGCCGCGATCGCCTTGTCCAACGACGTGACGAAAATTCGCGACGTGCTCCGAATACCTGATGACGACTAAGGCGCTCGAGCAAGGCGCGGGTCCGACCGATCGTCGCCTGCTGATTACCGAATTCCTGCGAATGTCTCCGCTTGCGCGCTGCTCGGCGTTTGTCGTGGACCGCCATCGGCAAAGCTGGAAGGCCGTTCACGCGACGCGCGTGCTGGCGTCCGACGACGGCGAAGTCGATTAACGATCTGTTAACCACGCCTAAAGTTCCTGTTCGCCGGAACTCTTCCAACATTGCACCCAAAGTCGTCCCGTGGTATAGTTTCTGCACGGGCTCTTCCGCCCGCGACATAGGGACGATCCGATGACCGCAATCAACGCCTCCACCTTCGAGCCGAACGGCACCGTCGAGAACCATTCGTTTGGCACCATTGAGGACGGCACTGTCGAAGTCACGCTGGGACGCGAGACCCGCCGTGTGAGGGCGAGCCGGTGGACGACCCCCGACGAAAACCGCATCAATGCCTACGGCGTGTCGGGCCGGTACAACACTGGCACCAAGGCGTGGCCGGCTTCGATCACGCTTTGCCTCACCGGTCGCCGGGCCGGTATGGAAACGGCTCGTTTCGGTCGCGACGATCGGGACCCGAAATTCAACAAGATGCGCGGCATCTTCTTCTCGTAACCCTCAAACCACCGGGCGGCTCTTGGAGCCGCCCGCCCGCGACATAGGAGACTTCGATGGCGTCTTGGGCCGACCACTTCAACACCTACACCGAAGCCTGCGAGTTTTACGGCGTCGATACGCCCGCTCAAATTCGCGCCGAACAGCAGGCCGAACTTGAAGCCGAGTGGGTCGACATGCAGGACCTGATCGAGGCGCGCGGCGTGCGCGTTCCCGAGCCTTACGAATGCCCGTATTGACACAGGAGAGCACAGTGAACAAGGACCGACGTAAGCGCCTGCAAGAGGCGCTCGAGCAGATCAACTCCGCCAAGGAAACGATCGAGGAATGTCTGCAGGAAGAGCAGGAGTACCGCGACAACATGCCCGAGAACCTGCAGAACGGCGACGCGGGGGACCGCGCCGATCAGGCTATCAGCGAGCTTGAAAGCGCCGTGTCCAGCCTCGACGACGCCGTCAGCAACGTCGAGACGGCGAGCGATTAATACATCGTTAACCACGTTTATCGGCCACGCTTGAATTCCGTCTCGAAGCGTGATTTTGTATTGTTTCGGGCAATTCCGCCCGCAGGAGGGTGTTATGCACCAAGAGTTCGCCGCCTTTGCCGCCCGTTTCAACGTTTCCGTCGCCGACGCGTACGTTCTGCCCGCGCTGTTCGAGCGCTCGGCAGAACTCGTCAAAATGCCCGTGCGTGGTCTGTTGGCGGAAGCCACCTACCGCAATCCCGCGCTCGGCGAGTATATGGCTGGAGCCGCGCGCAAAGTCGCGGCGGAGGATCGGGCGGCTTGAGCCGCCCGGAAAGGACCGACACAATGGCTAGGTACGCCCTGTCAAAATACTTCGCACGTGGCGCGGGCCACGTCGTCCGGCTTCACGGTGCCGAAGTGCTTTTGTTCGACTGGCACGGTCGGCGCGACGGTCATGCGTACATTGACAAAGACGACAAGGGTCGTGCGACTTATCGTCGCGGAGGCGTCGTGTACCCCAGCTTCGCGGCGCTCCTGCGGGGCGTCGAGCAGGAGCATAACGGTTAACCAGCCATTAACCACGCTTATCGGCTGCGCTTGAATTCCACCGGGCAATGTGGTTTCCTTCGTTTACGGGCAATTTCGCCCGCGACATAGGAGACCGCAATGCCCCGCGCCGCCACCATCACCGATGCCGCCGAAGCTTTCAGGCTTGCCGATTTCGCCCACAACCGGGCGAACGACGCGCGCGACGCTATGGACGTCGAAGGCGTCCGCCTGTTCGCCAACCTGACGGCGGAATATACCTATCGCGGGCTGGACCTGCTGGGCCTGAACCGCCGCTAATCCCTCGAAACAGGAGACCTGCCATGACCACCAAGCAAACCAAAGTCCTCGACGGCGACGTGTTCCGCACTCGCGGCGAGGCGCGCGCCGTCGCGGCGCTCCTTCGCGCCCGTGGCTGGAAAGCCGTCGTCGAGAGCTCTGCCGGCGAGCACCGGGTGCGCGTCAATCGGGACGGAATGTCGGCCTACTTCTACGAGGGCGACCACGTCGATACGTTCCAGCCGCGTTGGGTCTGACCCTCCTTGACGTGGTGCCCCGCGTCGTGCTCTCCTATCGGCCCGCGCCCTAGGAGAGCACATCTATGTCGGACAACCAGAGAACGGCCGCGCCATATCGCGCGCCCGGATACGTAAGCGGCCTGCGCCCCGTCGCCGAGAACAGCGTCAACCCTAAGGACGGTCTCGGGGACCTCAAGGTTCCGCTCGGCGTCGTGCCGGCCACCGCCGAAGTCTTTACCGCGATCGGCATGGGTAACGGTGCCGGCAAATACGGGCCGTACAATTACCGCGTCGCAAAGGTGCTCGCGCTCGTCTACATCGAAGCGCTCGAGCGCCACGTCAAGGCTCTCAAGGACGGGCAGGACTACGACACCAAGACCGGCATTCACCACGGTTGCTTCATCCTTGCCAACGCCGCCATCTATATGGACGCGCTGGCGTGCGGTAAGTTGATCGATAACCGGCCGGTGAAGGGCAAGGCGGGCGAAATTCTGGAGATTTTCGCAATGGAGCCGACCGATCCGGCCCGCAGTCCGGAGGACGTACGCGCCCTGTTTGAAGGGCTGTTCTCCGAAGCGGCCGTCGAGGCGCGGGCGGCTGAAATTCAAGCTGCCGACGCCGAGTGCCTCCGTAAGGAACTGATGCGGGAGGGAAGCGAGCAATGACGGTCCTGTCGGCACAGACCATTCAGGCGCTCCAGCCTGTCGAACCGTTCTGCCAGAGGACGCGCCACAATGGCGTGACCTTCGGGCTGGGACCGGCCGGTTACGACGTGCGCGTTGCCGAGAAGCTCGTGTTGCTTCCCGGTCAGTTCGTGCTAGCCAGCACTGTCGAGCGCTTCAACATGCCGGGTGCCGTGCTCGCCGTCGTACACGACAAGAGCACTTGGGCGCGTCGCGGCCTGTTCGTCCAGAACACTGTGATCGAGCCCGGCTGGCGTGGCTTTCTGACGCTCGAGATCACTTACCACGGGCCACCGCGTCTACCGGACAGAGGACAGACGCCGCCGGCCGTGCCGATATACGTCGAAGCCGGCTCCGGAATTGCCCAGATCGTCTTCCACCAGCTGGACCACCGCACGGCGCTGCCGTACGAAGGCAAGTACCAAGACCAGCAGGCCGGTCCGCAGACGGCCATTCTGGAGGGATCGCCGCCACCGTCCGGCCGCCACCACTTGTACCAGACCGGTGACGCGGACGCACCCGACGCAATCAAGGATCGGAACGGCGAAGTCGTGCTAGGTCTGTGCCGTCGTTGCGGCATGGGCGAGGCGGAACTCGGGGAATTTTGCCATGCCGAAGGATAAGACGCCGCCGGCTTTTCAGAAGGGTGACCGCGTCTACGACATCGGCTCGACGCACAGCGGCATGACGGGCACCATCAAAGTTCCCGGTCTGGAAGTCTCGGAAGTAGGCTGGGATAACGGACGGACGCAGTGTGTCACCAACGAATTCCTGCGCCACGTCGGCACGTCACCGCCTGAAATTCAGACACCGGACCGTCGGTCGGCTGCGGAAGTCGATCGGGTGAAAGTCGCAGTGTCGCTGCCACCGACCGTGCAGGCGGTCAAGAAAGCCGCAAGGAAGGCCGACGAGCCGCCTGCAAAGCCGGCCGCGCCCAAAGCTACCCGGCCACCGAAGAAGCTCTCCGGAGCCCAGCAGAGACGCGCGGAAAGGCTGGCGCGCGAAGCTGCCGGGCGTTAACCTCCTGTTAACGATTTGCGTGCTTCCCTCCGAGTGTTCCTGTCTGGAGCTTGGATATGAAGAACGCACCCGCCTTAATTCCAGCGCACGTCCGCTTGGGTCGTGCCCGCGCGGAAGTACATCGCAAGGCCGCAGAGCAGCCCGACTTGCTGTACGTCATGCCGACGTGGCTGTTTGCGTTGGTGACCGCCCTCGTCGCCGGCATCGGCTTTGTCGCCATCACCATGGTCGGCAGAATTGCGGCGCTGGCGTCGTGATCAACCGGGAAGCAATCGCGCTCGACGTGTTGCTCGAGCTCTCCGAAATTCAGCGCCGGGCGGAACGCGCCATGGCTGCCAGACGGGAAGCCACGCAACTGGGCGAGGCATTCAGGGAGTCCGAAGACCACCGCTGCACTAGCCACCATCGTTTGTTAACCCGGCGTTAACCACGGCAACAGGTTCCCTTCGACGGAATTCCGCGACGCTTGAATTGCGGGCCGTCGCGTGGTATACTTCGTGTACGGTCGATCACGGCCGCGACATAGGAGCCTGAAATGCCGAAATTCCGCGTCACTTCCTCCGCTGGCGACTGGGTCATGGACGCCCCGATGTCCACCCTGATCTTGGTTTTTCAGCTACATCCGAGCGCCGTTGCGCGCATCCAGAGCGACATTCGCGACGGCGGCGTTGGCGTCCTCCACTTTAACCGCCGCCCGACCTTGGGCTATCTGGACGCCGTGTCCGTCACCGCGATCGACTGATCCCAACCGGCGGCGCGTCATCCGCGCCGCCTTCTTCGTCCCGACATAGGAGACCGAAATGACGGAAGTCTGGTTCGCTAACTACCGGAACATCAACACGGACCTTAAGTTCGATAACTTCTTCGACGACATCACGCCGTACGGCGTCGCCCTGCTCGACGTCGAGCCGGCGACGATCGAGCGCCTTAAGTCGCTCGCCATCAAGGAAGAGATCGTCGAGAGCGGCCACTACGAGGACGACGAAGGCCAGTCGATCGCCGCAACCGGCCACTGGGTCGAGGACGATGCCGAAACCAGCCCGGTCCGTTGCTTCCGGTTCCTCGACGAGGAAGGCGATCTGATCTTGGGCCTCGTCATTCGCCCGGCCTTCGTGATGTCGGCGAGCGACGAGGTATCTTGACCGATACCCCTAGGCCGTGGTTACATTGAGCCACGGCCTTTACCGTCCCGAAATAGGAGATACCCGCCGTGTTTGGCCCATCCCGCAGCAGCATTCTGGTCTACCGCTCCACCTACCCGTCACAGGAAGAACTCGACAACTGGCCGACAATGTCGCCGGAATTGCGAGCGTGGCTCGACGATTGCCGCGAAGCAATCAAGGGCACGCCCGTCGAGCCTTACCGGCTGTCGGCAGAGCCCAAGGTCAAGGACGAAGCCACGCTGGCGTTTGAGGCCGAACTCAAGGCCGCACAGCGTATTCGGCTCGACAATCTCAAGAAGAAGCCCAAGAAGGGACGCCCGCCGGGCACCGTGTGGGACCAGCGCATCTGCCGCTGGGTGCCCGATCCGCGCCTGTCGCTGCCCGTCCGTCCGGTTGACGGGAGCCGCCCCGGAGTTAACAAGAGCGGCTCCGGAGTTGACGGCGTCAGCCCGGTGGTTGCGCCGAAGCCCGCCAAGGGTGACGACATCAAGGCCCGGCTGACGGAATACGAGCCGGCGGCGCTCCGGGAATTCGCCGAGCGGAACGGCGTCTGGAACGACAAGTACCTCGAACTGCCCAATCCGGGCCTGATCCGCATGAATATCGGCAACCGTCTGCGCGCCAAGATCAAGCGCGGCGAAGCCGTCGAGTGGTAAACCCCGAAATCCTCTTCCGATATAGGAGACCTGCCTAATGACCCAGCAAAGCACCGCGTCCGAAGCTGTCATTTCACGCATCCGGAAGCTGATGGCTCTCACCACTGATGCGGGAGCCACCGAAGCGGAGGCGGCTCTCGCCGCCAGCCACGTCCAGCGCATTCTGGCGGAACACAACCTGTCGATGGCTGCCGTCGAGGCGAGCGGCGGCGCTACGAACAGCGAAGGCGGCAAGCGTGAACGGACGGCCGTAAATAAGCGGCAGGTCTACTCGTGGCAGCGCCACCTGATGAAGACCGTGGCGGAAGTGAATTACTGCGTCGCGCTCGCCCGCTTCAAGGTCGGTAGAGGCCAGAAGATTTTCGACGGCTACGACCTGATCGGCCGGGTCGACAACGTGACCACCGTGTCGCTGATGTTCGAGTATCTGCTCGAGGCTATCGAGCGGCTGGCGCGGAACTTCGTCGGTAACGACCCGGCCCGGTATTTCACGCGCGAGGCGCATTCCTTCAAGGAAGGCTGCGCGTACCGCCTGCACGAGCGGCTCGAAGAGCAATTTAAGGCGCTGCTTGAAGAGCAGGCGAAGAAGGAACGCGAAGAGAAGGCCCGGAGTAGCCATCCGGGCGCGGCACCCGGCACCGGCCTCGTCCTGTACCTTGGTGACGTGGTCCAGCGTGAGAAGGACCTTAACAACGACCTGATCAAGGGCCTCGAGCCGGGGACCACCGCTCGCAACCGAGAGCGGCACGCGGCGGAGGCTAGAGCCGCAAGCGACAGACGACAGGCGATCTACGACGCCAACGTTGGCCCGCACGGTCACGAAGTCGCGACGTACATGTCGTACGGCTACTCGCTCGATCGGGCGCAGGAGTTTGCTCGCCAGCAGAGCGAACCGTCGAAGCCCGAAACGGAGGCGCAGAAGCGCAAGCGTCTGGAACGCGAGAAGAAGGCCGAGAAGCGGGCGGCTGAACAGTGGAGGCGACGGGAGCAGCGCGAGGCCAACCGGCTCGACCAGAACGCTTACTGGTCAGGCCACGAGGCCGGCGACGAAGTCAGTCTTAACCGCCAGATCGACGAGGACTGCAAAAAGAGGATCGGCAAATGAACGGGGCGACATTCACCCGGACCGGGCGCACGGTGGCGTTCCTTGACGTTCATATCGGCGCTCCGTTCTTCGCGCACGGCTCGTACTGGGTCCGCACGTCGTTTGACGGCGCAACCAAACTGGCGGGAACGGTCGACGGTCACCAGTCGGCTTGCAATTTCCTGATCGATGGCACGATCGAGCCGGCACGCGGACCATACAGTCATAAAGGGGAAGTCTGCGAGCCGGTGGAAATCGTCGAATTCGCGGTGACGTCATGACCGCCCTGCGTCGAGTCTTCATCAGCCAGATTCGCGGTGCCGGGCTGTTCGGCGTCGCCGGCCGTAGAGCCCGCGCCGCGCTCGTCGGTGGCCAGCCGCTAATGATCGAGCGGGAATTTGAAAACCCGAACGATCGCAACGCCCTTCGCCTGTGTGACCTGCACGGCGCACCCGTCGGCTACGTGGCGCGAGAAACTGCAGCTAAAGTCGCGCCGTTAATGGACAGTGGCGTTGTATTTACGGCCTGCGTCCACCGCCGACAGGAATCAAACCGGATGGCCGTCGCTCGCATCAGCGAGGAAGGCGCGGCGGTGGACCATTCGATCAAGGCACAATCCGATCGGTTTCTGATGAACTACTACCGGAAGCTACTCGATGCCTAGCCCGGCGATCGACGTCAACCGCGCCATGGCTCTTCGGGAAGCCGGAATGACTTGGAAGGCCATCGGAATTCAGCTGGCCCAAGAGGACGGACGAGAAACGCCTTACGGCAGCGCTGCCGTTGACAGCGCCGTCCGTCGCCACAAGCGCTGGCGGGACCGTTCGGACGACACTTGACGCGCAGTTCCTCCCGTGTTTTACTTACATTTCGGTTATGACATAGGAGAAACTGATGACCGCCACCGTCCATCCCGTCCTGCAGTTCCGCCCCGATCGCGTCGTGTTTCATCGGGGCGTCCATTACGCCCTGATCGGCGGCGTGTGGCTCCGCCATCGTCGCAACGAATTGCCGGGAATTTTCGACGGTCTGACGGCGTTGCCGACCGTCTTGTTCCGTGATCACTGGTCGCATGCCTGCGACGACAACGCCTGTCCTCTGGCGTCAACCCTGCGTGGTCTTTCCGACTTTCCGCTGGTCGACATCGTCACCGACGACGAGGATTAACCCGGCGTTAACCACGCCGAACGTTTCCTGTTGCGCGGAACCGTTCGGCGTGGTATTCTCTCTTTACGGGCAGGGAAGCCCGCGACATAGGAGTCCGAAATGCTGATCATCCGAGACCATGACCGTGAAACCTTCCGCGTTTCGCGCGAGCTTTTCGACAGCGTCGTCGTCAGCAAGGTCTATCGGTTCAATGGCCGTCGTGGCCGCGTCGTCGGCAAGTTCGAGGGCGTCGTCCCCGAGATCAACATTCAGTGGCTCCCCCCGAAGGCCGCCAAGGCGGCCTGATCCCTTCATCCGACCTGCCAACCCTGAAATAGGAGATACCGAAATGGCCCGCATCCACCACAACACCGTCAAGAAGGCCCAGAAGCTGGGCTTCACGCTCGACGTCGTCGAGAACGAAGTCGAAGTCCGTCTGGGCGATCGCCTGCTGGCGTCCCACGCCTCCGGGTCGGTGGCCGTCGAACTGGCGATCGAGAAGATGAACGCCGCCGCTCCCGCGCCCAAGAAGGCCGCGAAGAAGGCGGCTGCGCCCAAGAAGGCCGCGAAGCCCAAGAAGGTCGTCGAGGACGACGAGGGCGAAGGCGACGAGGACGGCGAAGTCGAGGCCGGCGACGAGGAAGAGGAAAACGAGGGCGGCTCGCTCGTCAAGAAGAAGTACAAGCAGGCTTATCGCCCGTTCCACGACCGTTGCGGCGACGACCTGTCGCAGCAGATTTCGGACCACGTCACCGTCGAAGACGAGGACGGTAATGTCCGGATCGACCGCGTCCTGCTGCGGCGCTTCGCCAAGGCCAACGACGTGTGGGCCGACCGTTACAACGATCTCAACAACGGCATGGCGCGCATGAACATCGCCAACCGCTTGCGGGCTCGCATCCGCAAGGGCCACGAAGTAGTCTGGCCGTAAGGCCCGACTACCGCCCCGGCCTTGGAATTTCAGGGTCGGGGCGGAATTAAGTACAACCGGAGGGTAACTCTTCCGAGTGATTGACGCGGACCGCGCGTCGTGCTTTGGTATCGACAACCTGCGTGCGTACCCGGAATGATCCGGGGAACTTGTTTGGAGAGCGACAATGAACGACACGACCACCATCGACGCCTCGAAGTATGAATACAGCAAGGCGCGCATCAGGGACTCGCGCGGCAACGCCCGCACCGTCGTCAGCAACGGTGACGCCGTCGCCAACGCGCTGACCCTGCTCTTGACGCAGGGCAAGACGCTCGAGAGCGTCGTCCGCGCCAACAAGCTGCCGATGGACCGGCAGGACTACGTCAACAACGGCCAGTTTCGTATGGCGATCGGCAACTCGCTGCGTGGCAGGGTTCGTCGCGGCGAGGCCGTCACCATCGGCGACTTGACGATCAAGTCGCTCGAGCAGCGCGTCAACGTTCCGATCGAGGCCGACGCGCCCGCCGCCGTGAAAAAGGCCGCGCCGAAGGCCGCCAAGAAGGCGGCCAAGAAGACCGCGAAGAAGACTGCGAAGCGCGCCAGCAAGAAGGACGCTGCGTAACGAGTTCGGGCCGGGGCGGGTCTTCCCCGCAGGCCGATCCGCCCCGTACTGGACTGCCGGCCCGGCTAGTCAACGATCGAACGACGCCCCCCGTCTACGATCGAATTAGTCGGGCCGGTGGTAAACCGAAATAGGAGGAATGCCGCTATGAGCACTGTCTGGGCCGTAAATCCCACCAACGACGACATTTCCGACGCCGAGCGGTATGGTGAAATCCGGTACGTCAGCGCCAAGTACCTGTTCGCCGACGAAATCGACGACGAGCGAATTCCGTCCCCCACAGACTACAGCATCGACGAGGCGGCGCGGCGCTTCAATTCCGAGCGCGACTACCTGTTGATCGTCGGCGATCACCTTCAACTGGTGGCGATGGCCGCCAAGCTGTCGAGATACCACTCGAAATTCCGGGTCCTGCGCTACGATCGCAAGGAACGTGCGTACTTCCCCGTCGTCGTGACCTGCCCGCCCCCTCTCGCAGCGGCTTGACGCCCGCCACGGGGCGTGCTTTGATCCCCCTCCCGAGATAGGAGAGATTGCCGATGGCTTCCAAGCCTAAGGCGGCTGCTGCCGCTAAGCCCGCGCCTACCCCCCTTCCGAAGTCCCTTCTCGCCGCGCTACCGGTGGCGTCGGAGATCGTCAAGCACGCCGACGCCATCGAAAAGTTGATACCGAAGCTGGAGAAGGAACTCGCCGCTGCGAAGAAACGCGGGGCGATCGATCTGGCCCGGTCTTTCACCGTCCTGCACCGTCTGGTTACGACGGTCGACGCCAAGGTTAAGGGCGTCGGGTCGGCCTTCGAGCACTACAAGACGCTGGAGCTTCCGGCAATCTTCGAGCAGGCCGGCATCACCAACGTTCCGCTGGCTGAGGGCTTCCGCGTCGGCGTGGCCTACCTGATGCGGGCCAGCATCAATTCCAAGCGCAAGGAAGACGCTTACGCGTGGGTACGCAAGGAATTTCCCGACCTGTTGTCGGAAACCATCAACGCCAGCAGCTTGTCGTCGCTGGCACGCGACATGCTGGAGAACCAGAACAAGGAGCTTCCGCAGGACCTGTTTAACGTGGTCAATCTGCCCATTACCAGCGTTACTGCGGTCAAGTAAGCCGCGCAAGCGGCTTGGACGTCGGGGGTGGCTCTTCTCGGCCCCCCAAATCCTAGCGGTGCCACTCCCGACGCTCCGAAATAGGCGAAACCATAGCACATCGAAACCAAAGGATAGCTACGATGGCAAAGACACCAACCCCGGCGTCGAGAAACGCCGCTCCCGCAAAGCCGCAAGGCCGTGCCGCACAGGCTGCCCGCTCTCAGGGACGGGAGCCCGAACCGGAGCGCCGCGCCGCTGCGCCCGCCAACAAGTCATCGGTGCCCGCCAACCGCAAGCCCGCGCCGCCGCCGGCAGAGGTTTCGACCGCCAATATGCCGGCCTTCATGCGACAGGACGTCGATGTCGGCAAGGAAGCGATCGGGCGCGAGGACTTGGAGACGCCGCGCCTGAAACTTATTCAGGCTCTGTCGCCGGAGCTCCACGTCTACAACGACCTGCGTCCCGGCCAGTTCTTCCACACGGCTGCCGAGCAGATACTCGAAGGCCCGCTGACGACGGTGCCGGTGTTCATGGAGCGCCGCTACTTGCTGTGGCGTCCGCAGGACAGCGGCGGTGGCATTCTGGCGCGCGCCGACGACGGAATTCACTGGTCGCCGTCGGCTGGTGAATTCACGGTCCAGCTGAACCGCAATCAGGGCGGCAAGACCGTCACGTGGAAACTCGCGCCGACCGTCGAGAGATCGGGCCTCGCCAACTGGGGAACGTCCGACCCGGACAACTCGAATTCGCCGCCGGCCGCGACGCTGATGTACAATTTCGTGCTGGCGTTCCCGGACTACCCGGACCTGATGCCGGCAGTATTCACCTTCCAGCGCTCGCTGATCAAGGTCGGCAGGAAGCTGAATACCAAACTCAAGACCACGCGGCTTCCGATATTCGGCCTCAAGTTCGATTTCGCGCCGTTCCTTGACCACAACGCCGCGAATCAGGACTTCTACTCGGTCAACGTCGTCGGCAACGGCATGGTCGAGGACGAGGACCAGTACAACCTGTATCGCGACATGCATAACGCATTCCGCACCACGGGCCTGCAGATCAAGGACATCGAGACGCTGCAGGAAGAGGACGTCGACGGCGCGAACGACGACGGCGAGGACGGTAAGCCGCAGACCGGCCACCGCCGGTTCTGATCTCGGAAACTTCCCGTAGGAGAGTTGGCATCGGGAAGCTAGCCACGGGCGGTGCGTAGAGCCGCCGCCCGTGGCGCACTCAATAAGGCTAGGGACAAAATGCCGATCACGGAACGCGAAAACGACCACCTTACGGTGTTGCTCCAGAATCTGGAGCCTGAAACCAAAAACATGACGGAGCGCTCGCGCAATTTCGTGCGCGACCAGATCACGCGCCACGGGAACTACGGCTCCCGCATCTTCATGTCCGACAAGCAATGGAAGTGGCTGCGGGACCTGCACGCCGAGTTCTGTCCGGAAGCCGACCTGCCGGACCCGAACGTCCCGCGCGACGAGCTCCCGGATACGTCGGACGAGGGCGACGATGATGACGCCATGCGCCGGGGCGGCGACGATATGGACGACGAGATTCCTTTTTAACGCCGAAAGGCGCGCTAGTATTGCGTAACAAGACATAGGATGCCGCGTGTCAATCACCCTGCGTCAACTTCGATCTGCCAAGTGGAAGAGAGTTTACCAATATGCCAGCCCAAGCCAGAAATTCGAAGTCTTTAGCAGCGAAGAGTGTCCCGGCGTCGCAGTCGTCCACGACTACAAAGGCAAAAAAATCAAAATCAGCTACCGATGTGCCGGAAAACAAACCGACAGCCCAAGCCAAGTCGTCCGGTTCTTCAACGAAGAAGAAAGGCGGCGATCCGGCCTCCGACAGGCTGCAGGAAGTCCTAAATCGGCTAAAGGTCAGCAACAACATCGCCGTTGACACGGAGGGCAGCGGCCTCGACTGGCGGCGCAACCACATCGTTGGATACGTGCTGACGTTCGGTCCGAAGCCGCAGGACAGTTACTACGTTCCATTCCGACATCTTGGTAACGCGAACGTCGGTGGACACAACGGGCCGACCCACGCAGAGGGTTGGGACGGCAAGCTTGCGCCGGGCGAAAAGGAACTCGTCGAGGCGTTCGACAAACAGGGCGCGACGCTTACATTTCACCATGCAAACTTCGACCTGAAATTCCTGTCGCGCGTCGGCTATCGGTTCCGGCCGCGCGCCGAAGACACTATGATCAACGCCTGTCTGATCAACGAATGGCAGGGGCGCTTCTCGCTCGAGTTCTGCGCCAACGTGGCCGGCGTGCAGGCGAAGAAGTCGGCGGAAATGGTGGAGTATCTGTGCCAGAAGTTCCCGGAAGCTGCGGCGGCACGAAAGTCGGCGATGGGTCACTACTGGCGCTTGCCCGGTGACGATCCGATGGCGGTGGATTACGCCGTCGGCGACGGTACGACCACGTGGCAGCTTCGCGAATGGCAGATGGAGCAACTGCGGCTGCAGGAGCTTGAGCGCGTATGGGACGTCGAATCCCGACTGATCAACGTGCTGGCGCGCATGAGCGTCAAGGGCATCAAGGTCGACGAGGGTGAATTCAGCCGCCTGCGGGCTTACATTAAGAGTGAGATCGAGCGGCTCCTGAATTCGTTTCCGTCTGATTTCAACGCCCGCAGCCCGGACGACGTGCGGCACTGGATGGAGAAGCACGGCTGCACCAACTGGCCGATGACGCCAGCCAGCAAGCGCTTTCCGCAGGGTCAGCCGTCGATGCAGGAATCGTGGCTCGAAACCCACGACGCGGGCCGGGCCGTCGTGTCGCTCCGCAAGTTTATGACGCTGCGCGACACGTTCGTCCAGCCGCTGATGACGACGCACTTGTGGAACGGCCGCGTCCACACGAATTTCAACCAGTTGAGAAACGACGAATTCGGCACGATTACGGGCCGGCTGTCGTCTGACAGTCCGAACCTGCAGGCCGTGCCTAAGCACAACGAAGAGATCGGGCGGCTCTTCCGATCGATTTTCGTGCCCGACGAAGGCAAGATATGGGCGTCCACCGACTATAGCCAGATGGAACCCCGGCTGCTGGCCTACTATTCACGCTGCAAGGTGCTCTTCAACGGCTACACGTCGAGCCCGCCGATCGACGCTCATACCGCCGTGGCCGTCGCCGCCAATCGCGAGTGGCACAACCTGAACGAAAACGAACAGAAGCACTACCGAAACGCCTACGCCAAGCGCATCAACCAGACGATTATTACCGGCGGCGGTAAGGGCGTTCTCGTCAGCAAGTACAAGGTCGACCCGGCGGAAGTCGATCGCGTCTGGGCCGATTACTTCCGGGCAATGCCTGAAATCAAGGACATCCAGAAGCGGATGTCGAAGCGTATGCGCCAGCGCGGCTACCTGATTACGCTGCTGGGTCGGCGGTGCCGGCTGCTTGATCCCAACAAGGACTACGTCGCGCTCAATCGGGCGCTCCAAGGCGGTAACGCCGACTGCATGAAACTCAAGCTCGTGGAAATGTCGGAATACCTCGACGAGGCGGATTCGGCAGTCGATATGCTGAATACGGTCCACGACGCCGTCGACTTCCAGTTTCCGGAAGAGGACCGCCCGATCTACCGCCGCTGCATCGACATCATGCAGTCGTTTGGTCCGGACGACGTGATCACCCTCGACATACCGATCGTCGTCGACGAGGGTGAAGGCCCGAACTGGGCAATCGCCACGTACGGGCCAGAGAAGCCCAAGAAAGAAGCTCCGAAGCCCGCCGCTACCAACGCACCCGCCAAGCGTGCGAACGGAACCGGAACCAGAAAGAAATCCAAGGGTGAGGCACGCGCCGAAGCCTAGGGAGGAAACGATGCTCGTCGAGTGGCAATGGTACTGGCCCAGCTGGTGGAAGCTGTGGCCCAGCTATGCGAAGTACCAGTGTGAGTACGGCGGCTGGACGTACTATGAACACTACTTCGGGTTTGGCGCGTATCAGTCACGCTGGAGGACGTCCCGGTGAAAGAAGTCGAACTCCAGCGTCTGATCATCGACGTAGTCGAGGAAGTCGGCGGCGCGTCTCACAAACTCTCCAACCGCTTCCTGATCGGCATTCCTGATCTGCTCGTCAAGGTGCCCGGCTATCAGGCGGCGCTGATCGAAGTAAAGCTGAACAAGTTCGCTGCGCCGAAGAACAAGCGGGTGAAGTCGCACGTATTCAAGCTCGACGTGACGGTGCCGCAGCAAACGATCCTCGGGGAATACGACGCGGCCGGTATGACTTGCGGCGTGCTGTCAGGCGTGCTTATTGGCGGCAATACGGTGCGACACCTGCACCTAAATTTCCTAGGTCTGTACGTGTGCGCCATGAACCAGTACAAAACCGACGTAATAAACCACACGTTCGTCGGAAACCACGAAGTGCGAAACTATCGGATCACGGAGCTACTTCAAGAATTCTTGAAGAGAGAATAGGGGCGACCAATGCAGATCGAGGACTTTCTGGTTAAGGGTAAGGCGTCGTTTATCGTCGGTGGACAGTACGGCTCCGAAGCCAAGGGTGCAGCGGCGGCGTGGCTGGCCGCCCGCATGGCGGAGCGCAGCCTGAATTTCGACGTCGTGACCACCAACGCGGGAGCGCAGGCCGGCCACACTTCGCTACACAAGGGCCTTAAGCGGGTCGTATTCCACCTGCCGACTTATCCGCTCGTCAATCCGGGCTCCGAGCTCGTCTACCTGAATGCCGGCTCGATCATCGACGTGTCCACGCTCTTCAACGAAATGGACCAAGTGGCCCGCGATGCGCCGTGGCACCACTCGAAGCGGTTCCATATTCATCCCAACGCCGCGATTATCACCGAAGAGTGCAAGAACGCGGAGAACCGGGACGACAGTCCGCAGTCGGCGATTTCCAGCACCCGAAAGGGCGTCGGTGAAGCGCTGGCGCGCAAGGTGTCGCGATCGGGCGTCATTGCCCGTAACCATCCGAAGCTCCGCGACTACGTCCGTCGGATCGATATCAACTACGCGATGCAGAAGGGCAAGTCGGTACTGGTCGAAGTGCCGCAGGGCATCAGTCTCGGCCTCAACAACAAGTTCTACCCTCACTGCACGTCGCGCGACTGCACCATCGCGCAGGCGGCTTCCGACGCCGGAATTCATCCGCACTTCGTCGGCCCGACGATGCTGGTGCTGCGGACTTTCCCGATCCGCGTCGGGAACATCGTAGTCAACGGCGACGAGAAGAGCAGCGGCGACTGCTATCCGGACCAGCAGGAAATTACGTGGGACCAGCTGGGCGTCAAGCCCGAAATCACGACGGTCACCGGCCGGGTGCGTCGCGTCTTCACGTGGTCTCACCAGCAGGTCTACGACGCCATCGGATTGACGCGGCCTAGCGTCATCTACCTGTCGCACGTCGACTACCTGTCGGGCGGAAGGGCCGGCCTGCGCCCGATCATTCAGAGCATCAGGACGTCCCTCACCGTGCACGGGATTGACAGGTGCTTGATCGTATGCGCTAATGGTCCGTCGACCGACGACGCGTGGGAGCATCAGGATGAATGACGAAGAGACGATACTGGTTGAATACCGGATCGCGCCCGGACGCCGGGAGGAATTTCAGCGTCTGCTTGAGCAGTTCGATCGCAACAACGATGACACCGTCGTTCGCGGCTACCGCGCGGGCGACGTGATCGACAAACGGGCTTCGTTGACCCTGTTTACGGATCAGATGGAGCTCGTGTTGCGGCGACACGACCACAAGACCGGCTGGCGCGAGCGTCCAATAAGGGCGCTCGTCGAGTTACTCTTTCTTGAAGTGGCTGAATTCAAGGTGGCTTTCGAGCACTTTGAAGTCAGCGAATCTCGCAAGGAACTGATCGACATGGCCAACTTCTGCCTGATCTGCTGGGACAGGCTGTCGATGCTCGATCAGACTAAAACCGTCCAGCAGCAATCGGAAGTAGGGGGCAATACAGGTGACGGCAAGAACCCATCGGCGGTTTCCGCCTGAACTGCGTACGGCCAGTGTCGTACCGCGCTGGTCGATCGTATGGACGCTGACGAAAGACAACGTGGCTGTCCATTCGTTTTTCGTCACATTCTACGCGCGCGAGATCGCGCGTATCATCAAATGGCAGGGCGACATCGGAGACCTGATGTTTCGTGCCCTGTCGCACGATCTCGACGAGCTCCAGACCGGCGATATAGTCAGCCCGGTTAAGGCTGAAATCATCGACGAGAGCCGGGCAGAAATCTACATCGATACCAAGATGCGGGAGCGCCTGCCCTTCGTCATGGCCGACCTCGACGAGATTTCGGAGGAAACCGACGAGCAGGAAGACGGCGAAGCTTGGGCGATCGTCAAGGCGGCGGACCGGCTTGACGCGCTGATCTTCTTGCTCTTCGAAGTGCGGCTGGGCAACAACATCATCAGCCCGAACATTCCGCGCGCTTGGAATCGCTTCGAAGCGGCGTGGAAAAATCTGCCGGGAGACAAGGACGATCTGGACCGGCTGTGGAACACGGTTATCGTCCCGGCCGTCAAGGCGCACGAGCAGAGCGGTGGCTTCGGGATATGACGAAGCCGATTAAATACGCGGTCACGATCGTCGTTGAGGCGGATCGTGAGGTAGACGAGCAGGCGGTGTCGTCGGCGTTTGAAGCGGTGATGCGTCGCGGCTTCAACGCTCTTAACTTTGCCGCCAATTCATACGCCAGAGGGCAGAGCGATCGATTTCAGGCTCTGTCCTACAGCGTCGAGGGAGCGAAACGCTTAACTAGGGGGCGGAAGTCATGAGCCATTACTGGAACTACGTGGGCGACGACGGCGTCAACACGACGGCCGTGGCAGACAGCCTACCCAGCGAACTGTCAGAGGAACTTCAATCCGCTATCGTCGTTCTGTATCGGGAGGGAGCGAAGGAATTCGTAAACTTCCGTGACGGCCGCTATCTCGAAGCCAAGGAATGGCTGGTGCGGCTGGGTCTCGTGCGGGAACTTGAAGACCGGCTCGTCTGGGCACCATTCGTGCATTCGTGGGTGAAGGACCAGCCGTCTACTTGACGCCGGCTTGAATCAGTGTTTGGCTCGACGACATAGGAGGACAGAGCCATGACCATAGACCTTAAGGGTCGAAAGTACCTGAACATCAACGACGCCCGCTCCGGGCAAAAGGTCGTCGTCGACCCCGGATTTAGCTGTATGGCACCGTGGTCACAGCGTGTGATCATGCAGGACGAGCACGGGTTCTTTCTGACTTGCCGCGACGGTCGGCACTATCTGGAGCCCGGCGATCCGGACGAGGGCAGCGTCATCGGCGTCTACCCGGACGACGAGCGGAAGACCAGCCACCGTAATGCTTGGGCTCGCGCCGCACTGGTCGTCATCCTTGCTCTGGTGGCGGTGTATTTCGTGTTTTGGATGATGTGACACACTGTCGCGTAGGATTGCCTCAGTGCAACACACGGAAACGCACGGAAACGTACGGAAACAGGTCCGATTCTTAACACGCATTAGTTCTAGGTTGACGCACGCCGTACCGGACGTCTTTTCTGGCGGCGCGACATCAACCTTGGAGAGCAAAATGTCGAAAGCAGTTAAGGGCAACCCGGAACTGGATCAGGAGTTTCACGGTCAGTTGGAGTCCGCCCGCGTCGCTTGGCGTCAATTGATGAAAGGTCGGTATACGGACAAGCCGGGAGATTACCGAAATCTGGACAATCTGGACCTTAAGGCCCATGAAGCGATGCAGGAATTTGCGCTTGAAATCCTGAAAGACTTGCCGGCGGTCACGCGCAAGACGACGCGGCACATCCGCATCCGGCTGGATCAGGGACCGGTAAAATCGGTGCCCAACAGACGACGAAATCGAGAGGGAGCATGCGCTGGCACTTAAGTCACAAGAAACACGGCGACAAGCCGTGGGCGGTGCAGGCCGAAGCCATGCGCCGGTCCGACGGGATCGACCGGTATGGTTACTTCCTTGAAATGGGCCTTGGTAAGACGGCGCTGACGCTCAACGACTACATTGAGTATGAAAACGACGTAGACTTAATGATCGACGTCGCGCCGCAATCTTTCAAGGCTGACTGGACCTACGCCCCGGAGGAATGGGGCGTAGGCTTCCTCAACACCGGAATGTGGCCCAAGACGCCACTGCCGTTCGACTGGGAGCAAGGGCTCTACTCCATCAACTACGAAGCCATCAGCCGGTCGTCGGCCAAGAACGATCTGCTAAAGTTGCTCGAAAAGCGGCGCGTGATGCTCGTTTTCGACGAAAGCAAGGCACTGGGCAGTCCGAATTCCGGGTGGACTAAGGCTTCGATCGAGCTTGCCAAGCGCGCCGCCATGGTACGGCTGCTCAACGGTACGCCCGTCACTCAATCGCCGATGGACCTATACGGCCAGCTGCGGGCGCTCGGCAAGCTAAACGGATGGCTGCCGACGCAGTTTCGTAACCGCTACGCCGTGCTCGGCGGCTACATGGGTAAGCAAGTCCTTAAGGAATTCAGGAACGAAGAAGAATTGGCGACACTACTCGACAGCTGTTCTTTTCGAGCGCTGAAATCCGAGTGGCGTAAGGACCTGCCGCCCAAGGTTTATCGGCCTGTGCATCTGGAGCTTACCGACAACCAGCGTCGCCATTACCAGACGATGCTGGACGAATTTTACGTGATGACGCTCGACGGCACCGTCACGGCGGAAGCCGTCGTAACGCAGATGATCAAGCTCCAGCAGATCACGAGCGGATTCATCCTCGAGAACGGCAAAGCCGTCTGGCTGGAGAAGCCGGAAAAGATCGCGAAGCTGCAGGCCGTCAAGCAGATGATCGACGGTCCCGGCAAGTCGATCGTCGTG